ATGCAAGATACAGCCGGCTCAGATATGAGTGTGCTCGTTTAATATATAGTGAGTAATGTACTAAATCTATATATTTTCACACAAACATTACATTTTTATGTAACGATGTGTAACGTTGATGTATCGGTAGTACGTAGTACGTACTCATCAAATAGTGGAAATCCAGATACTATTTTTTTAACAAGTGGAGGAGTTTATCGTTTACTTTATAATAGTAAAAAAGAAATAGCAAAGAAATTTCGTAAATGGGCAGGATCTATTCTTGATGATATTATTTTTAATGAATCTGCAGAATTAAAACGTCAATTAGAAGAAAAAGAAGAACAATTAAAATTAAAAGAAAATGATTTAGAAGCTCAAAAATTATTAGTAAAAAAAAAGGACAAAGAATTAAAAAAATTAGCTAAAAGAGTATCATTAGATTGGTTATATGTAGCAGTTACTGATAGTATACAATGCGTATCTAAAATTGGAATAACAGAAGAAATTTTAAAAAGAATAGATGGTCATTTAAGTAGTAATCCAGGATTTAAATATGTTTTTACATATCAATCTAAAAATAATAAATTAATAGAAAAATGCATTAAAGCAATATTAGATCCATTTTTAAGCTCAAAAGCAGAATGGTTTAATATAGAATCAGGCGATCTTGTATATTTAGTTAAATTTTTTATTGAAATGTTTGATAAAAACAATGGAAGTGAAGATCCAAAATTAATAATAGATTTTATTAAAAATATATCAAAAAAAGAATTAGATAAAGAATTTATATCAAACGAATTATATGATAATTTTTTTAAAGAAAATATAGAAGTGGATGAAAACGGTGGTAAAAATTACAAATGCACTTTAATAAGTATTCAAAGAGAATTAGAAAAATATTTAAAAGAAAATGATTTTAATAAACAAATAAAAGCAAATGTTAAATATTTAGATATCTATAATTTAGATATAAAAAGATATATTAAATACAAATATAATAAAACATGCGAAAGAATTAATATAGATGATGCAAAAAGTAATATACATATTGGAAGTACATTTGGGTTTTCTGGATTTAGAATGAAAAAATTATATATTCATAAATTTTTTGAAAATGATATTTATAAAAATTTTATGAAAAAGTATTTAGTAGTTGATAAAGAAAGTAAATGTTCGCTTTCTGAAATTTTAGTAATTTTTAATAAATATCTTGAAGAAAATAATATAAGTAATAAAACAGTAAAACAAAATAAATATTTCAAAACTTCGTTTAGAGAAGAATTTTCAAAAGAAATTGAGCACTTTTCAGGATTAAATGTAACTAAAAAAATGAATGATGGTAAAAAAAATGGATACTCTGTTTTTATAGGACTAAAAATAAAATTAGATTGTATTTAAATTTTGCTAGATAGTTGTTTTTATACAAAAGTTAATTTAAAGAATTAGAATTAATTCATAATTTTTATTTTTTTTAATTTATTATAATAATGGATCAAAGTGAAAAAGAAGATTACAATATTTTATATGAAAATTTTATCAAATTGGAAAATAAACACAATAAATTAATAGCTGAACATTCTAATTTGACAGAAGAATTTAGAGAAAATGTTATTATACAAAGTATGCAAGATATGAAAGAACGTTATGAAAGAATGTTAAGAACAACTGTCCCCAAAATTAAATATGACATATTGTTTGAAAAATATTTGAAATTATTAAAAATATTTTCCGGATGTACAGTTTTATTAGATCATACTACAGGATTATTACATAAAGCAGAAAATTGTTATAATACAGAATATAAAAATTATTTAAAAAAAATAGAAACTGATATATCCATTATTAAAGATATATTAGAAGATTCTTTAAAAAATTATATAAATAGTTAAAGAATATTTTTATTTTAACCCAGGTGGGCAAATGATTGTTTTATCTGGCGATACACCTAAAATACTACAAATACGTTTATAATATTCGACCTTATTGAATGCCCAGCCTGGTTTGCAACCTGAATCATTATTTACTATAATATTAACACCTGTAATTCCATATCGTTGTGGTTCCAACATGCATTGGTGACAACTAATCGGTCTACCACTTCTAGGCAACATCCAAAAACATATTGCTGTTATCCACGCCATCATTCGTGCTGGTGGTGTTGTTTTCATTATATTATCCGGTAATTTATTTTTACCATTCGGATTAGGTCCAGGAAAACCAAAGATTTCCGGTTTCCCATTTAAATTTACACGATCGGTTGTTGTAATCAAATTGGGATATCTTGCTAATCGATAATCGTTAAATAATTCTAATGAACATGTACTGTAATTAAAATTATATGATAACTGAATAGCGCCTCTACCCCCATATTGAGAATAAACTCCACCAGATGCATATCTACGATCTGTTGTACTCCTTATTAACATTGAAGTCGGTTTAACAATATGTGCATCTAAACCAATAGGTTTGTCTCCATAAAGAGTACCATCATCAGAAACAGCTACAAGACCTGGTTGAAAAGCCGGATTACCTGTTCCTAATCCAAAACCAGGTTGATTAACACCACGTAAATTTGAAACTGTAGCTGCTAAATTATATGCTTTATCAAGACCTATCATATCTCTTGCCGTTTGCGTAATTGGTATATTATTTACGAAAAGATCATATGAAGTATTAGGTAATGTTTCTGTAGCCGCATGTGGAATAATAGCAGCACAAGTTCCTTCTATAATACAAAGTAATCCACCAGATGGACCATATTGTGGTCCAGTTTTTTTTGCTGTAACTGGCCACCAAGGATATGGTATTTTTAAACTAGGATCGCCAGTTTCTTGATGTGTATTTGCCAAAAATGCCGCTAATTCTAAGCGATTTATTAAAGGGTCTTGTGAACTTGTACAAAAATTACGAAATCTTTTATCTGAATGTGAATTAGTCCATTTAACCGCAGCTAGAAATGATAGGTATGTCCAAAAAGGTTTAGAGTCATGCGCATATACTACACTAGCTGCAGAGTATGGGAAAATTTTTTCAAATAAATCAGCTGTAAACCACGTTTCAATAGACATTTCAATAACTATACATATTAATTATTTTTAATATACACTTATTATCATTAATTAAATCCAACATGGCTTCCTACGGCCGGCGATGCTCAGAGATCAGTTTTTTAATAAACATTCTATATATGTATTTAAACTCTTTTTCAAATCACCTATACATATAGGTTTAGGTATATAATCATCAAAACCCATTAATAAATATTTTTCTCTATCTTCTCGCAAACAATAAGCTGTTATTGCTATAATGTAAGGTTTTGTTTTTTCTTTTAATTTATATTGTTCTAGTAATTCCTTTAAAACAACGTCCCCTGTCATTATTGGCATTTTTATATCTAAAATTATTATATCATAAATTTTTTGTAAAGCTAAATCTAAACATTTCTTACCATCATCTACAACTTCAATATTAGAAAATCCAAGTTTATTTAAATAACATACAACTACCTTTTGGTTAATATAAACATCTTCTGCAATTAAAATTCTTACGTTATCTTTTAAACCTGATAAATTATTTATATCTATATATGTATCCAATGACACGTTTTCTTTTTGCAAATCTTTTAATTTTGGTTGATTAATTTCATTTATTTTTACTCTTTCTTGTAAAAATTTTATACACATTTTCTTTAAACGAGATTCCTTTACTGGTTTTATCAAGTGTGTTTTAAAATATTTAGATTGGGATACTTCTTTATCACCTAAACTAGACAATGCAATTAAAGGAATTGTTTTATTATTATATTCATTTTGTTCTCTTAATTTTTGTGCAAAAGAGTATCCATCTATTTTTGGCATACATATATCAATAATACCTATATCAAATTGTGTTAAACGAGTAAAATATAAAGCCTCTTCGCTATTACTAAAACAATGCGCATTCATACCCCATTTTGTAACCATCGCAGTCAAACTAATTCTATTATGTAAAATATCATCTACAATTAACACATTATAACCTTTTAATACAGAATCTGAGGTATCTGACGAAATATATTCTTCTAAACTTTTTTTTACAGGCAAAACAAATGAAAATGTTGAACCCATATCAATTTCACTTTTATCTAACCACAAAAATCCACCCATTAATTCCACAAGTTCTTTACTTATAGCTAATCCTAAACCAGTTCCTTGATATATTTTTGAAGTTATTTGGTTATTCGCTTGACTAAATGATTTAAACAACTTTTTTCTTTCTGATTTATGAATACCACATCCAGTATCTATTATATCAAAACGTATATATATTTCCGTGTTGTTAGATATTCCCCTTTTTTCACCTTCTAGATTTTTATGTAATCTTTTCAATTTTGTAAAATTACCATAATCTATTTCTTTAATATTTAAAAATACATTACCTTTATCTGTAAATTTAATAGAATTACTAATTAAATTTAATAAAACCTGCTTTAAACGATTTGGATCTCCTTCAATATACTCATTTATACTTGAATCTATGTTATAAGTATAATCTAACGATTTTTCATATATTTTTGATAAAACTATATCATTTGTTGTTTCAATACATTCAAGTAAACTCATTGATTTTATATCTAGTGTTATTTTTCCAACTTCTAATTTAGAATAATCCAATATATCATTCACAATCGTCATTAAATTTAATGAACATTCTCTTATCATATACATGTAATCTTGTTGCTCACTTGTCAAACGCGTATCTTCCAACAATGTCAACATACCTATTATACCATTCAGTGGTGTACGTAGTTCATGATTCATGTTTGCTAAAAAAAAAGACTTATGATTATAATTCTCCTCTATCATTTCGGTCTCTTTACATTTTGCTTCTACAATCTTGTTCTGATTAATATCTTGAATGATATACATGAATATTTCTTTACTTTTTACAAATGTTTTTTTATTTATATACCACCTGTATTCATTATCACTTTTATTAAAAATTCTAAATGTACCTTGCTCTTCTTCCTTTTTAGATAAAAAATTATTACATATTTCCATTTCTCTAGTTTTATCCTCAGGATGAATTAATTCAATCAGTTTTTTAAATATGTTTTGACATTTATTATCAGCACCGCATAAATTTGTTATAAATTTATTAGCGTAAATACAATTTTTATCAGTATCAAAACGAAGAATACCAATAGGTAAATTGTCCAATAATAATGCCCAATCTTTATTATTCATTATGAACGCACTTGCTATAAGCAAATAATAAAATTTTACACATTAGTTCAAAAATCCATTTAAAAATAATATAAATAGTTAAATCTGAATTTGTAGATTTTTTATAATACCGATACATCCAACAAATATAAAGATAAAAAAATAGTAAATGAATGCAATTGGGAATTTTTTAATTTTAATTTTTTAATATTTTTATATTTTGTAATTTTTTTATATTTAACAATAGTATAAATAAAATGCCATCATTCAATTTTGATTACGAATTAACTTTTGATAATACCTTTGATCAATCCATTATTGATAACGCTGATATACCTGATAAATCAGCAGAATTTATAGCATCAATCCAACAAGAATTTGGTAAAATATCATCTATTTTAGCAATTTACCCAGGTGTTAATATGATGTCTACCTTTACAACTTTTGATACTAAAGTTTATAAAATTACTGTTAAAACACTTTAATTTACTTTCAATTACAATAACAATAATTAAATTACAATAATTTAATTATTTTATTTGTTACGTAAATTTACTTTGTCTTTTATAAAAATTTAACTCATTTTTATTTCATTTGGTGAATTGAAGCTTATAGTTATATTTTGTGATGAAAATACAAAATTAGATGTACTTTGCTGTATTTTATCTTTATCTTTATCTTTATCTTTATCTTGCGCTTCTATTTCTGACCCTTCTATTTCTGACCCTTCTATTTCGTTCAATCTTTGCTCCAAGAAATTTTCTAAAAGTTGTTCTGTTTCATTGTTACTGTCTTTTTTGTCTTTTTTTAACAAAAATATACAAAATCCAATAACTAATTGAATTATCCCGTTACTTTTTATAGTTTTTATATATGGTAATAATTCACTTAAAGTTAATAAAATACCAACTACAGTAATTATATAATTATTAGATTCATTATTCATTTAAGAATAATAATTTTTACTTTTTAAATCAAAATTAATTAAAGTAAATTTGTTTATAATTTCTGTCTTTCTGCCAACATTTCTTGATATTTAGAATCAAAATTAATTAAAGTAAATTTGTTTATAATTTCTGTCTTTCTGCCAACATTTCTTGATATTTAGAATCAAAATCTTTTTGTTTTTGAGAAACATTCCCCCTCCCATTCCCATTCCCATTCCCATTCCCATTCCCATTCCCTTTCCCATTCCCATTCATATTCATATTCATATTCCCATTCATATTTGAATTTGTAAATAAAGATCTATCAAAATTCATAGGTTGACTATTATTAAATTGATTTGGCTTTTTTGTTACACTTTCTCTTTCTCTTTGTTTTAAATTGTAATCTTCACTAGATACATTACCAGACGTCTCTTCTGGAGTATTTATTTTTAAATCAGGTTTACCCAAGAATTTAAAACATTGTTCCCTTACATCATCATTTAAACCTTTTGATCCATAACAAGAATAACTATCAGAAAAAGACCCCATTTCTATAGAATTAAATCCTTCTATATCTTCTTTATCTTCTTTATCTTCTTTATCTTCTACAATCTCACCTTTGGCATAATTCTTCATTTGTCCTTCTAACCATTTAAATGCTTCTGATCCTGATAAAACATACTCACCACCTTCTATAACTATAGTAGGAATTTCTGTTATTTTATACTTTAATTCCCTTTGAACATCATAAAAAATTTCTGGTCTTTTTTTTGTTTTAGGATCCGCGTCTATATTTACTCTAATAAATACATCGTAAATATCTTGATGTTTCATTAATATATTAATAAAATTAGTAGAATGAACACAATAATCACTGTAAAATAATATAGGTCTTTCAAACATTACCCTTTACATTTAACAGTTTTATTTTTATTTAATATCAAACGAAAAGGTAAATTAATAAAAATATAAAATAAATTAACAAAATCGAGGTGTTATTTATTTTATATTTATATTAATTTATTTATATATATATAATATATGACGTATAGAAATTACACTGAAGATATTATAAATACTGCACTTCATGTAAAATCATATATACAATTATATGATGCGCCTTGGAAAACTCTTATGGAACGACAACGACAAGGTAAATTAAAGCGTTTAAATAGTAAATTAAATATAGCATTAATTTGCCATCCTTGTTATGGGTTTGGGGACATTATTTTTGCATTAAAAATATTTAGATTTATGAAAGAATGGTATAATATTGATTGTACTATGATAACAACTAAACCAGCACCCTTTATACAAAATGGACTAAAAAGTATTTTTTGTTTAAAAACTCCAGGTACTAAAACATACGTAGAATGTGAAAATTTAAAATCTATGAAAATTTACGATATTGACAAGAAAGGTAATCCAACAAAACGTGCTAATTTAAAAATCAAGTTTGATTTAATAATGGTTACCCCTTGGATAGGGACAGATTTTGAACCAGATAAAAAGATTGTAAAAAATTTCTTACCATATGCAAATCACTTTAATACTATTTTATTTTCAGAATATAATGCACCAGATCCTCATAAATATGATTTTCCAACTGGTATAGGTAAAAATTTAAACGGGTTATTAATAACTCGTTTTAAATTTTCAAAAACTATATCTATAAAAAATCCTTATCTAATGGTGCATTTAACAGAAGATCAGAGAGTGGATGTTACAAAATGTTTTTCAAACTTTATTAAATTAATGTGTAAAAAATATCATAAGCTTTACGATAAGTTAGATGTAATTATACCTAAGCATATATTAGATGATAGTAAAGGTTTGCAACGTTTGTTTCAATATATTAAAAAACGCAGTTATTATCAAAATATAATAATTAAAACAGAATCTTCTCCTAAAAATGTAAAAACGCCTAATGACACATTAACTTTACGAGTAGATATTGGACCATTACCGTATAATAAATATACCGGGTTATTTAAAAATTGTTTACCAGATGTATTAATTACAGGTGATCAAAGTGTAACTGATATTATTAGCTGTTGTAAAAATTACAATATTTATTACCAAATCATGCCTTGGAAAACTAATTTTGCTAAAAATTTATCAATCGCTTTAGGTAAAGACTTTATTGGTAAAGTTTCTAGCTCTTGCGGTCTAGAAAAATTCTCTATAAGAACGAAATTAAATTTAAAAAATGTATCTAAAAATCATAGTTTTGAAAAACTTGGTAAACCAAAATTAGATGCTATTTTAACATTTGCACTAGAATTACGTCGAAATAAATATTTGCAAAAATTTATTGATATTGTTTTGACATCTAGAAAAAAACAAACAGTATTTAAAAAATTAAAAGAATTATTACCGTAGACTTTAGAACTGACAATTAATATTTAATTTCGACGTAATTAAAATATTTAATAATAATAATAATAATATGGAAAATAGTATTTCTAAAAGAAAGACATTATATAAAAAATTTACAAAAGGATTTAATAATAACAAAATTAATTTAATTAAAATCAAATTATTAGGAAGTGGTTATCAGGGAGTTGTTTATAACTATTGTGATAAAAATATATGTTCAGCTGTTAAAAAAATATATTTAGAGAGTAAACAAGTCAAACATTTAAAAAAACCTTATACTATACATGCATTAAAATATGAAAATTTTATCGAAATTGCTTCTATGAAATTAACAAATCAATTAGTTTTACAAAAAATTTGTCCAAATTTTGTTTTAAATTATTATTCCGAATATAAAAAGAGAATTGGCGCTTGCAATGACCTTTACCCATATTCAACTAAATATTATAATGAATACATTGATAATTCAGAAACTTATACAGAATGGGTACAAAAAGTTCACACAATTTATCAATGGTATAATGCATATTTTCAAATAACTATCGCTATTTATTCCTTGCAACATTTTTTCAACATGACACATCTTGATCTTCATTCTGATAATGTTTTAGTTCGTAGTGTTAAACCTGGAGGTTATTGGAAATATACTATAAATTATGTAAATTATTATGTTCCTAATTTAGGTTATATTTTTTATATCAATGATTTTGGACATGCTATGATACCTAAAAATTTTGAAAGTTGGGTTGCTAAAAAATCTAAAAAGAAGATTCGTAAAAATTTTGATATTCAAAAGTTGTTTAAATCTACACTTGAGTTTTCACAATCTCCACCTAATTTTAAAAATAAAATAAGATACTTGATAAAAACATTAGAAAATTCGAATTTTACAAATACAATTAGAGAAATTTGGGAAGATTACACTGAAAAAAATAATGGTGGCGGTGGTAAACAAATAGAAACATACAACTTGGATAAAAAGATTGACGTATCCCTTATCCCTAAAGAATTAAGACATCTCGTATTACAACAAATATAACAAATACAACAAATATATTTCAGTTAAAGTTTGATTTAGAAATTAATTATATTTATATATAAATAATGGCTAATATACGTTTAAAAACAATTACAGTAGAGTCTCTAAGAGATTTAGTAATACAAAATGGGAATGTAATTGTAAACAATACTGGTATAAGTAATAGTATGTTGTCAGGGTCTTTAATTTCTAATGGGGGTATAGGTATCAATACTACATTTAATTCTACGAGTTCGACATCAGGTGGGTCTTTTACAGTTGGTGGGGGTGCTGGGATAATGAGAGATCTTTTCATAGGAGGTGATTTAAATTTAGATACTTCAACTAGTGTATTCAGAGTAGATGGACTTTCTGAAAAAAGATTGTTTTTAGACAATACGCAATTTTATCTAAGTCCAGATGGAGTTAATAAGAGATTTCATATAAAAGATTCAAGAGTATCTATCAATATAACTGCTACAAGTGTAAATGCAAGTACGGGAGCTTTACTTATTAACGGAGGTATAAGTATTTCTTGTTCAGAAAGTTCTCAAAATGCATATAATGGCGGAGCTTTAACAGTTGCTGGAGGTGTTTCTGTTGGGGAAAATATTAATGTAGCAAAATCAATAAATACAGGTTCTTTAAATATTAATTACATTGGATTTGACCAATTAACATTATCTAATTCGTCAGAATCTAGTTATAGTTCGTTAAATATGTCTGGAGATGATCTCTATGTAATTAATTCAGATGGGGATATTTATATCAATGATCATTCTGCATTTTATAGAAATAAAGTTGATTTTTCTTGTCCGACTAGTATATCTGATACTACAGCTTCAATAAATGGAACAACTGGATCATTTGTTGTATCTGGGGGTCTAAGTATATCAAATACAACTGACGCAACTTCTGCAAGTTCAGGTGGATCCCTTACTACATTAGGCGGTATAGCTGTAAATAAAAATATAATAGTAGGAGATTCCATTTTAATTGATAAGCAAAATACAAATAAAAGTAACAAATTAATTTTATATGAATCGAATGGTATAGTTAGTAGTATTGGAAATAGAAATGGGAATTCGTTAGTTTATAAAGTATCTGATACATCTGGTAATCATATTTTTTACGCAAATGAATCAAATGAAGTATTTCGTATAAATGGTACAAATGAAGTTGTTTTTATTGGTAAAGATCAAAGATATTCTATTGTTGGCGGTGGTAAAAACGATAATAGTTTATCATTTAAAAGTTCAGAACGCGATTCTAGTATTGGATTTTTTACAAATTTAGGTAATAATACTCAAAATAATGATATTTGTATATATAATTTAGGCCAACTGGGTAATGTTGATACAAGCGAATACTTGAAAATTGGTTGGGATAATAATAATAATAAATATGTATTTTCTTCTCAAATTTCTGGAAGTGGTAATTTTCACAACATTTCTTTAGAATCGGGAATTGATAATCAAATTATGCTAAGACCAGATGGAAGCACTCATTTATATTCTGATATTGTATCATCTGATTCAAATACAGCTGCTCTAGTTTTAAAATATGGAGGATTAAGTATAAATTGCACTAGAGATTCTATAAACTCTCAAAATGGGGGTGGATTAACTATTGCTGGAGGGGCAGCTATAACTAAAAATTTAATTGTTGGGACAGGAATTAGTATAGATGGCAGTCCTCTTTTGACTAAAAATACGAATTCTACGTATTCTTCTTTGCAATTATCAAATAATGAAAATAAATACACTGGTTTTAAAATGGTAAGTGATACTGGAAATTCTATTTCATATCCATTCGACTTTTCATTATATAGTTTAGGAGTTGACAATTTAGACGACAATTTTGAATGTTTTAAAATTGAACATACTAATACAAATGGAAATTATATCATAACTACTAATAATAAAGGTGCCGGTAATAAAAAGGGACTTGTTTTCACTTCTACTGAAGACAATATAGTTCAATTAACAGTCTGTACATCAGGTAATGTTGGTATCAATATGTCAACACCACTTTACAACTTTGATATAAATGGAACATTACATACAAATGACATTGTATACTTTTCAAATACAGAACAGAGCACTTGTTGTTCTATTGGAAGTTTTGTTATTGATGGAGGGATGAGTATATCAAATACAAATCCTGCAATAAGTTCAACTAACGGTGGTGCATTAAGTGTAGCTGGTGGAATTGGTATTGGAAGTAATATGATAGTTGAAGGTATTGTACAATTTTTACACACACAGCCTTCTACTTCTTATTTAGAAGGATCTGTTATAATGAATGGTGGGTTGTCCATTGGATCAGGACAAAATGCAAATAGTATAGATAATGGAGGGGGGTTAACTGTATTAGGAGGAGGATCTTTTAGTGGTGATCTTTATATCGGTGGATCTATTAATGGAAGCGGTAGCAGTTCTAGTACATATGCTTATATTACCTTGACAGCAACAGACTCTGCAATTAATTTATCAACTGGATCTTTTATTACTTTTGGCGGTATCGTTTTACAAAGTGACAGTAATTCTGTCTCCATATCAAACGGTGGTGCTATTTTAACACCAGGTGGTGCAAGTATAGGAAAGGATGTTTATATTGGGGGGACTAATTATATTTATGGCATGTCAAATTATTATGGAAACTCAAAATCTATAGAAACATTAATTAATTTTTACGATAATTTTTCAGTAAAACGTTTTTCGTTAGATAAAGCAAAAGTATCTCATGATTTTTCGATTACGAGATACAATTCACTTGGTTCACCAATCGAAAAAAGTATTGTTATAAATAATAATGATGGGACGATAACTTTTAATAACAATTTACAGAGCACATCATCTGAAAGTGCATCTATCCTTTTAAATGGAGGATTAAGTGTAAATTGTACAAGTGGAGCAGTTTCAGTATCTGGGGGGGGTGGATTAACTGTAGCTGGAGGTGCAAGTATATCTAAAAATGTATTTATAGGAGGTGATATCGTATTTTCTTCTACAAGTTCTAGTAATGATACAAGTACTGGGGCTTTACTTGTTGCTGGAGGTGTTGGTATTTCTGGAAATTTGAATATATTGGGAAATACATTGATAAATGGAAATCTTACAGTCAAAGGTACAACTACAAGTATAGATACAGCAAACACTGTTATTAAAGATAACGTATTAGTATTAAATTCAGGACCCTCTGGATCTACAGATTCTGGGTTTGTTATTCAACGTTATCAAAAAGATAATAATAATGGGTTGGGTGATGTTATAAATGACTCGACTCAAGTTTTTGGGTCATTACCAGACCAATCGGGTATGACTAGTACTCAAATTAAATTGGACGTATCTGCCAATCCATTACATAATTTTTATAATGGACATTGGATCAAAATAATATCAGGATTTAGTTCAAATCAAGTAAGACACATTACAAGTTATAATGGAACAACAAAAATAGCATCTATCTCAAGTCCTTGGTCTTCCCAAAATCCATCAATTGGAGATTCTATTTCGATTTATAATAAACCATACGTTGGATTAATCTTTAATGAAACAACAAATATTTTCGAATTTGGATCTACTAGCCTAGACCCTACACAAAATATTTCATTTACAGATTATCTACCTATTTTATTTTCAGATGCTAAAAATGTATCTACGCAACCATCAACAAATTCAAGTTCTGCAAGTTTTGTCATGTCTGGAGGTATAAGTATTTTTAATAGCACAGATGCAACAAGTGTCACTTCCGGTGGTACATTTACTTCATTAGGTGGAGCAAGTATTTCTAAAAAATTATTTGTTGGAGAAAAACTTTATGTAAATGGAGCAAATATGACCCCTAATCCATACGACATGTTTTCTACTCTTATATTTTATGCTCAAAATAATCAATCTGTATTTACAGATATCACAAGACTTGTTTTTGATAGTTCTGTTTGGAGTTTTGATATTTACTTTTCTGTACGTATTCTTGTTACCTCTGGTAACAATATGTATTCTAACTTTCATATCAGAGGTGTTAATAAAATAAGCACATGGGAAATTATTAAAACATATGTTGGCGATGATACAGGTATTCAATTTTCTATTACTGATTTTGGACAAATACAATATACTACACCAGATTTCTCAAATATAGATTCTATTACCTTTAAATGGAGAGCATTAGTTAATTAATTTGAAAATACGTCGTTAAATGTATTTTAAAAAATTCTATTTAAACATTAAACAGAATTTGATGAATTTAATTAATAATCGAAGTAAACATGAAAATATTTTTAAAATATTTTCTAAAAAATCAGATACTTTTTGTTTACATATTAATAAATGGGGTAATCTCGGAAAAAATTCTTTAAAATATTTTTATGAAAAAAATATGGAAGGAAATGTAGTAAAATTTTTTATTGACACAGATCTATTTAACTTGGAAGTTAATGTATATCTTTATTTAATTGATAAAAACATCGTTACACTTTCATCTGCAAGTAGTAAAACAATGATTTATTATACAAATCAACTAAAATGTTTATTTACTGTTTTAAGAGAAACTAACACGAATACAAAATGTATTTTAAATGAATTATTTAGTTTTGTTAATAGATTTAAAAAAATACATTTCGTACACGGAAATTTACATTTATATAATATTTTTGTCGACGAAAATGGAACATTTAAAGTTATAGATTTTAGCAAATCTCGTTTTAACAATAACAATAACAATAACAATAACAATAACAATAACAATAACAATAACAATAACAATAACAATTTCGCAGAAAAATGCGATTTGTATTTACTTTATATAGAATTATACAACTTTTATAAAAAGAACAGTGGTATACTTCTTTATTTAAAAGATCTGTATTTTAGTCACACTTGCAAATCTATTTAGTCGCAAACATCATAATTACATTTTACATAATTACTTAATTCTTCTTTTTTCTTCTACATATTCTTGCAATTTTTGTATATCTCTTTTTACTATAATAGTAAAGATAAAGACAAATGTACTTTTAATTTGTACTACCAAAACCTCCTGATTTTCTTTCCGATGATAAAAGTTCTTCTTCAGTAATTTCGATAGGTTCTAAATGTTCAATTTGTCTTGGAATAATTTGTACTAATCTGCAAGGTAATTCTAAATCTGGTTGATTATTATCGATTTTAACTAATGGTACTATTACAGTACCTTGGTACGTTCTATCAATTATACCAATGTTATTTGCCAACATATATCCAGACTTGCTAATTGAACTTCTACCAACTAAATCAAAATAATATCCAAATGTTGGTTCTAATTTGATACAAGTATCAAAAAATTCAACATTTCCATGAGTCTTTATCTTTTTAATTAAAGTTAAATCATATCCAGAATCACTCGAACGTTGTTTTTGTGGAGGTATCGCTTCAGCTATAGTTCTAACATAATTAAAATATAAACATTTTGATTTCCATCCTGAAATTTTATTATAAAAATTATATTTTCTATTCGTGAATAATACTTCGTTTTTAACTAACACGTTTTTATAAACTTTATTTAAAAAATCCAATGCTACATTACCACATAATTCAAACATATTATTATTATTATTATTATTAATATTACATTTTAATTCGCACCTTTTTATAATTTCTTCTAAAAATTCACTTGAAGATGAAGTGATTCCACAAACTGGATTTTTTTTAGTATATCTAAAATGACCCTCTCCTTCAAAAATACCTCTAATAAAATAATATAAGTATTTTTCATCAATGTTAGGAAATTTTATAATATATGACTTATTTTCTTCGATTAATTCTTCAATTTTAAAAATTTCAGTTAATTTTTTAGCTATAGTTTCTGAATTGACAGTTAAATTCACCATATCATTTTTTGATTCTGAAATATCTAATTCGTCTAAAAATAAAACCTTATTAATTTTTTCCAATACATCTTTGTCATAATCTCTAATACTAATTTGAAATCCAGATCTTCTTATTGTTCCATCAGATGCTATCCACCCCAATAAATAAGCTTTCTCATTTGAATCAATATTATCAAACATATTATCGTCTATATTTTTACATTTACTTTTACCTAATATATCTCTTACAATAGATGTCATTTTTATTTTATTTTATTAAAAATATTTTTCATTTTTTTATAAAACTTTATATAAAACTTTATATAAAACTTTATATAAAACTTTATATAAAACTTTGTAGCTGTAATAAAATATCACGGAATTTCATGATAGTAGCTTTATACACTGGTTGTGTAACCACGGAATTTCATGATAGTAGCTGTCCAGAACAATTGGTTAGAACTGGTATATTGAACTTGACCAGTGCTTGAAATACTGAATACAATACCAGTATAATCTCCAATATAAGAGCTATTTAGAACCCAAGAAGATCCTTTTTGGATACCTTTTAATTCAAAGTTAGCATACAAGTTACTACCAACACTCTTTTGAATGGTTACTGAAATGATAGAACAGAATGCTCTAGCAATTGAATTATCAAATGCAAATGCTGTAATATTGTCAGCACTTGAAACATTATTTCCAGCTTCAAATGAAACTTCCGAACCGATATCTCCTAAGGAAGGAGTAATTTTTACAGTGTTTGCGTAAAGATCAGTTCCTACATATAATTTCTTTGAAATAGCAGCACCACCTAATACAGTAAGAGATCCTCCTGTAGCAATACCAGTTGCATCTGTATCATTGCTCATCAAAGTTGCTCCAGCAGTAGCACCTCCTTGAAACCAAGAAGCTCCAGTAACATTGATTGAACCGGTAGTAACACCTCCTTGTAACCAAGAAGCGCCAGTAACATTAGCAGATCCAGCAGTAACTCCACCTTGTAACCAAGAAGCTCCAGTAACATTAATAGAACCAGCTGTTGCACCAGCATTAAATACAGAAGCACCACTAACAGTAACAGATCCTTGGAAGAGAGATCCTCCAGTAACAAATAAGGCACCAGCAGTGGCTCCAACATTGAATACAGAAGCACCACTGACAGTTACATTACCTTGGAAGAGAGATCCTCCAGTAACGAATAGAGCACCAGCAGTTACACCAACATTGAATACAGAAGCGCCAGTTACAGTAAGACTAGAATCAAGATGAGTTGCTCCAGAAACGTTGAGTGATCCTTGTAAAAGAGATCCTCCAGTAACGAATAGAGCACCAGCAGTTACACCAACATTGAATACAGAAGCGCCAGTTACAGTAAGACTAGAATCAAGATGAGTTGCTCCAGAAACGTTGAGTGATCCTTGTAAAAGAGATCCTCCAGTAACGAATAGGGCACCAGCAGTGACTCCAGCATTAAGAACAGAAGCGCCAGTTACAGTAAGACTAGAATCAAGAAGAGTTGCTCCAGAAACGTTGAGTGATCCTTGTAAAAGAGATCCTCCAGTAATGAATAGCGCACCAGCAGTTACACCTCCATTAAGAACAGAAGCACCAGTTACAGTAAGACTAGAATCAAGAAGAGTTGCTCCAGAAACGTTGAGTGATCCTTGTAAAAGAGATCCTCCAGTAACGAATAGGGCACCAGCAGTTACACCTCCGTTAAGAACAGAAGCACCAGTTACAGTAAGACTAGAATCAAGAAGAGTTGCTCCAGAAACGTTGAGTGATCCTTGTAAAAGAGATCCTCCAGTGATGAATAGGGCACCAGCTGTTGCACCAGCATTAAATACAGAAGCTCCACTAACAGTGACAGATCCTTGGAAGAGAGATCCTCCAGTAACAAATAAGGCACCAGTAGTAGCACCTACATTAAATACAGAAGCTCCACTTACATTTAAAGTGCCTTGTACTAAACCACTGTTAGTAACTACTAATATACCAACAGTCATACCAGTTGCATCAATTGATCCAGAACTAGTAGCAGTTGCGACAACATTAGAGATAGTTGCTAATTGAGCATAAACATTAGCAGAACTAAATTGAGTGTTAACAAAGATATTTGCAGCAGTTACATTAGTAACATCGAATGATCCAGAACTTAAAGCAGTTGCGACGACATTGCTGATGGTAGCAAGTGGGGCATAAAGGCTAGCAGAACTGACTTTAGTATTAACAATTACATTAGAAGCAGTAATATTAGTTGCCAAGAAGTCTGTTACAGCAAATGACCCAGAACTCATATTAGTAGCAACAACATTAGTAATAGTTGCATTAGTAGCATTTAATTGTCCAGAACTTACACTAGTTGAAGCAAGTAATGTAGAAGTCGTAATACTATTTGTAGCACGAAGATCTCCTGTAATATCAACAGTGTATAATGGAGCAACATTATTTACACCAACATTTCCTCCAGTTGTATAGATTGAACCAACAGTGTTGCTATTTCCTATAGCCGAAAGAGTATTATTGATGTATACAATACCAGAAGTCATATTAGTATCAATAAAGTTTGTAGTAGTAATATTAACGGTAGTAATTGTTCCTCCTACAAAAAGATCACCAGAAAGAGCCATGTTTCCTGCAGAAATGAAATCAGCAGATAATTTAGAGGTGGATACAGTATTAAATGAACCAAATGTAGAGTAAATGGATCCATTTGTAATACCTACACTGTATAAATTAGCGATACTAGAGTTACCGATAAGAATATTTCCAGCAGAGAATTGAGTATCAACGAAAATTGACCCAGCAGTGATATCAGTAACGTTAAATGTACCTGTACTAAGAGTAGTACTTACAATGTTGGAAATAGTTGCTAATGGAGCATAAACATTTGCTGAAGAAAATTTAGTATCAACATAAACAGATCCAACAGTTACATCAACTACATTAAGTGAACTTGTACTTGAGTTTGTGATAACCATGTTAGAGACACTTGAGTTTGTAATTTTAGCATTAGCTGAAGTAAATCCAATAATGAAATTTACAGTATCATTGAATTGAGTATTACCAGCAACATTTCCAATAGTTCCGGTAGTAAGAACTATGTTAGTAACAGTAGAGTTGGTAATTTGACTATTTAGAATATATGTATTAGCAGCAGTAAATCCAGTATAAAAGTTAACAGAATCGTCAAATTGAGTGTTACCAGCAACATTTCCTACAGTTGCAGCTGTAAGAACCATGTTAGTAACTGAAGAATTAGTAATCTTTGCATTTGCAGCAGTAAATCCCGTGGTAAAGTTGATAGTATCATTAAATTGCGTGTTACCAGCAACATTTCCTACAGTTGCATCTGTAAGAACCATGTTAGTAACTGAAGAATTAGTAATCTTTGCATTTGCAGCAGTAAATCCCGTGATAAAGTTGATAGTATCATTAAATTGCGTGTTACCAGCAACATTTCCTACAGTTGCATCTGTAAGAACCATGTTAGTAACTGAAGAATTAGTAATTTTAGCATTTGCTGAAGAAAATCCAATCGTGAATCCCACAGTGTCATTAAATTGAGTGTTACCAGCTACATTTCCTACAGTTGCAGCTGTTAATTGCATGTTAGTAACTGAAGAATTAGTAATTTTAGCATTTGCTGAAGAAAATCCAATCGTGAATCCCACAGTGTCATTAAATTGAGTGTTACCAGCTACATTTCCTACAGTTGCAGCTGTAAGGACTGCGTTGGAAATAGTAGCAATAGGGGTATAGACATTTGCAGAAGAAAATTGAGTATTAACAAACACACTACCTGCAGTTACATCAGTAACATTAAAAGTTCCAGAGCTTAATGCATTACTTACAACATTAGATATAGTCGCAAGTGGAGCATAAACATTCGCAGAAGAAAATTGAGTATCGACAAAGATACTCGCAACAGTTACATTAGTAACATTAAATGTTCCAGAACTTAATGCAGTACTTACAATATTAGATATAGTCGCTAATGGGGCATAAACATTTGCTGAAGAAAATTGAGTATCGACAAAAATAGATGCAGCAGTTGCATTAGTAACATTTAAAGTTCCAGTTGAAGATGCAGTACTTACAACATTAGATATAGTCGCTAATTGAGCATAAACATTTGCTGAAGAAAATCTTGTATCAACAAAGATACTCGCAGCAGTTACATCAGTAACATTAAATGTTCCAGAGCTTAAAGCAATACTTACAATGTTTGATATAGTCGCCAATGGAGCATAAATACTCGCAGCTGTAATTTTAGTATTTGCTAAAAGAGTACCTACAGTGATATTTGTCGCATTTAATTGCGTTACAGCAAAAGATCCTGCTGTAAGAGATCCTCTAATAACAGCATTTTGGTTTACGTTTAAATTCTCACCAATACCCACACCTCCATAAACTACTAATGCACCTGAACTAACATCCGAACTTGAAGCAGAATTAACTATAGTAGTTAAACCTGATATGGTTGTTGTAAAAAAATTGGAATTTCCTTGAACCGTAGCTCCTCCATATAAAAATAATGAAGCTGATGAAAGAGTACTAGCTGTAGAATCTAGTATAGATATAGGTTGGTTAAAAAATAAATTCGAAAATAAATTTGGTTGCGCCATTTTATAATATTACTTTAGAAAAAAATAAAAACGCAAATTTGCGTTTTATTTACAATAAAAATAAAAATAAAAATAAAAATAAATTTTTTGCCGTCATTTCGTGCATTTTTTATATTATATTATTATATATGTTGAAAAGTAGTATTTTAGGAAAAGACTTTGTTAATTACAGAAAAATTACTAATGAAAACGAACGAATAAAATTTAGTAGCAAAATTAGAAATAGAGGTACAGGAAATATACCAATCGTTATTGATTCAGTCGATAAAGAATTAAGTTTACTTTTAGCTAAACACGACCCAATTTCCACTAGAAATATTCGATACGGATTCGAAATTGTTTTACATATGGATCAAACTATCGATGATATAATACTTCTTATTAAACAAGAAATTGATAAAAAAAAAGACATTGTCAAAACTACTATTCCCATACATATCTCTTTAGGGTTAGAAGATGGAACTATCTTAGATACTACTTATGATCTAGGAACTATTTATAAAAAACACAGAAATCCTGATGATAAAATTTTATACATCTTGATGACAAAAGAAACATCCATTTATGGTTACATTATGTCTATTATTAATTATTTAATCCACCAAATACCCCACATATGCCGAACACATCTTAATATATACCACACATCTTAATATATACCACACATCTTTATATATACCACACATCTTTATATATACCACCACATCTTTATATATACCACACATCTTTATATATACCACACATCTTTATATATACCACACATCTTTATATATACCACACATCTTTATATATACCACACATCTTTATATATACCACACATCTTTATATACGCATAAATATTAGATTGCATTAGATTACATTAGATTACATTAGATTACATTAGATTACATTAGATTACATTAGATTACATTAGATTACATTAGATTACATTAGATTACATTAGAAAAAATTGAAAAAATTGAAAAAATTGAAAAAATACCTTTTTAATAAAAAAATTGTCAAATGGACAAAATCAACCAGTTAACAAATATGCTAGATGACATTAATCTCAGAGAAGACTCGCAATTTGTTATTGATAATTACGTTTCGTATACACAAAATCAAATGAAAACTATTAAAAAAATAGAGATAAATTTTTATCAATTATGGTCTTTATTAGGCGAATTACCTATTTTAAGAAAAGGTAAATCAAAATACGAATGGAGATTTATACGAAAAGACATACCAAATGTTATTTTTACTATTCATGATTACAATAATAAAAATAATTTTTTAAATACAAAAGTTTGGTATCTTGGATCAACCACACAATGTAAACAACACAATCAAGAATTTACAGATACTTTTTTAGATGGTATCATATGTTACAATACTTATTATCACCAATGTATCGAAACACGTAATTTTACTAGTGAAAATCATATTATTCACAATAATTTACAAAAAATAAAACGTGAACTACTCGAATATAGAGACCTGATCAAAAATATTTAATAAAAAATATTTGATAATATATATACAACAAAGAGAGTGTCTATTTATCCGTCTATTTTATTACACCATATATTTATAGCTTCAACATAACTTGTCTCTTGTTTTCCAATTTTTTTATTTATCTCGTTATGCAAATCAACTGTCCAATAAAAAAGTACATTTGATTCATTTAAATCCAAGATATCAATATTTGATAATTTTTTAATAAAATGATCTTTGCAACTATTACAAGGTATACTATTTGCTAACATTTTTATGTTGTTTTTTATAGGTTCTTGAATTCTAAAATTTGTTTCCGACGAATCAAAATCACAAATAGATATAGTATGCAAAAAACCCCATAAATATTTACCCCAATGTTCTTTTTGACGTAATCTTACCATTTTATAATACACTTTTAAAAAAAATTTACGCTTTAGCGATTTAAACACCAATCACTTTTATCGTCCATACAATTCAAATCTTGCTGATCTATTAATCCCAGCAGAACCACAACAGTTAAATATATCACCTGCACTATACGAAAGACCTTTAAGTCCTATACCAACCACTACATCAGAACTAACATACTCGTTGGTTTCATTATTATATACAAATCCCCATCGAACTGGTAGATTACCACCTGCATTAAACCCATGGAAATATGAACCACCTTGAGATGAACACCACGAACCGAATCCATTGTATCTAAATGGATTGTTTATACCATATGGTTGGTGAACACTTGAAGTATTTTGATGTGGACCTCTGGGTGTATTAAACCCTGTAAATGGTGTAATTCTTGTTGTTTCATTCCAATTATTCACCATCCACGTCCATCCATCACTCACAAATATACTACCACCATTTTGACCATATGGATTTGTATAACTAGTTGATGGAATATCTGGCCAGATTGCTAAAACATCTTTTACTGTAGTGTAATTGAAGGTATCATATTTTGCATCTGCATCACTACGCGTTGTATCACCTGCATTTAACGTGTTTTTTGCTGTCCAGTAATTTGAACTGTATTGAAATGTATTTCCTCTTGTACCTTTCATCAACATCATCCAACCACCTCCATCGTAACAGTCATTCATTAAACAATGTACCGGTGTACTAATGCCATTTACTAAAATATAATATACACCATCTTTGTTGGTATTTGTAAGGTCCTTGATAATCTTGGCACTTTCTTGTGGAAAGGCTGAATCTAGACCAGTTCCAGAGAAAAAGTAACCTTGTCCGTTGTAAGTTTGTGTTCCACCAGGTGGTGTAAAACTAAATTGTAAATCACTACCCCCAGTACCTTGCGTATATTGAATTCTTATTGGATAATAAGTACCCACAAGCAAAGTTACAGTACAAGTTGTAGCAGTTGTTCCACTAGCATTTGTAATATTTGTATTGCTTGTAGTGTATCCAATTAATGCATTCGAACCTATCCACATATAAGTTCCATCATCTGAAACTAAACTAAACGTATAACTACCAGAAACAGTCGCTCTAAAATATCCAAATATTTCAATTGAATAATTATTTTGAGAATTATATATACCACTTGTAACACGAGTCATATTTGTTGTATCTATACAACGTCCTATATTTCTATAGGTATTTGTTGTATAAAAAGATACTACACGACCATCATGCCCATCAAAATATTTCCATGTCAAACCATCTAATAAACCCTTAGGAGTAGCTGGTGTGATAGAAGTATTCATTGATATTGGTGTAAACAAACTTAAATTTAGTATATTCACACAATTACTATTACCTGTTAAACTACCAGGATTACCAATTGCCATAGTTATTAATCTAAAATAACTGTATTTATTCACAACATTACTTCCATTACATACAAAATACTTGTCAGCAGCAATCCAATCACCTACACCAGTCGCAGTATGTAAAAGATACCAAGTACTTCCGTCGTTACTTCCAGCCATAATAAAATTTCTTGGTGATCTAATACCAGCAAAATCTTGTCTAGGATAAATACTAAAACTGGACAATTGTAAAGCATTAGGTGCCTGCAATTGAAGCCAATCTCCAGAATAACTTGTTCCAGAAACACTTGTAGTAATAGCACCGTTATATAGACCATTTGAAGTAGTATAATTTAATCCAGTATGCCACATTGTATCATTTGCAAGATTTTTAATTGAGTCATTAAATGCATAAGATGGTGCATAAGCAATGGCATTACTATAAACAGTACTCGCAGATGCAATGTAATTTCCACTTACTATACTATTTCCAGGTATACTTACAGGAGCAATAGTCATTTCTAATTGACGGATGCTACTATAAAAATTTTGTGTTGTATTATATACTTCAAACCCCCAAGTATTACCAGGTGCATTACCCCAATTTGGATCAGAATATTGTAAAATTTGTGTTTCATTAAAAAACATTGTCCAAGTATTTGTTGCAGATTTGTTATAAACTACACGAATATCATTCCAAGTACTATTGTTCCAATTTGTTGCTGAAGCAACAGCGTTTTGTACATTATTTGTACTTATTCTTATACCTTGATAAGGAGTTCTTTCAAATAAATATTGAACAACATATCCACCACCTCCAAAGTATAATTTTACATACTCACCACCACTAGTCAAATTACCATGAAGCTGAAATGAAAGTGTAAACGAACTATAATTAGTAAGCGCTTGACTAATATTACAATAAGTAGTTGTATTAAAAACAGTACCATCACTTAAGATTAATTGTTTTAATGGATCTGCTTCACTTAAATAGGGAGTAAATGTACCAGAAGTAATACCATAACTCATTAAATTATACCAATTCTTCGTATTTACTGTAGTAAATGTAACTGGATTGTCTGCTGTTAATGGAGCTGGAGGAAATTTCATTAAATTAAAATTACTTGCATTTGTATACAATTTCCATTGATTTAATATCCACCAATCACACCCCACAATACCAGATGTACTTGTTACAATCAATCGGAAATACCTGTAAGCAATCGGTGAACCGGTTACTACAAATGTTTGTGTTGTACCATAAGTGAAGCTGGCATTTGTATTATTGTATATATTTGTCCAAGTACTATTGTCATTACTTGCAGCAATCAAGAAACTTTTTGCCCAATAACTTTCAGTTGGCCACCAAAAGTTTAAAGAAAATGAATAAAGCACAATAGGATTTGGTATTTGTATTTGTATCCATTCTCCACTTTGAGAAACACTAGATACAGTAGTACTTGTAGGACCAGTATAAACACCTGTACTAATATTATACCCAGGTGATTGCGCACCTGGACTCCAAATGTTTCCATAACTTCCGTAACTGTTATCAAATACTGTATATCTAGGTCCCATATCAAGGTGAGAGTGTGTATTACTAGAAGTAACAGTATAAGTACCATCGTAAATAGAATTTCCAGCAAATGTAGTAGTATCTGCTGTCATAGAGTAAGGTGGAACTGCTATAACATTTGCATTTACAGTATTCATTTGAGTAAATAGGTCCCAAGCTGTTATATCTATCACTGGACCACCTGGTCCCTGTGCTCCTCCTGAAGAAGGATTACTTATTTTTGTTGTAATTAATCTAAAATAGCTGTATTTATTAGTATTACCAGCATTACAAGTAAAATATTGCATAGCTGAAGTAAATTCTGCTCCTGACGTGCTATGTACCAATTGCCAAGTACTACCGTCATTACTACCAACTACATAAAATGTATTTGGTGTTCTCCAAAGAAACAATAATTGATCTTGTCTACCCATTAAACCGAATGAATTTAAAGAAACAGCATTTGGAACTTGAATTTGCAACCATTCTCCAGTATAATTTGTAGTTATATTATTAACCAAATTTGTTACTGCAGTACTTACACCACCTGTATATACACCAGAATCATTATAATTAACTAATTCACCCCAATAAGTACTTGTATTATTATCAAATGCAGAATAAGGATTTATACCGGTATTAGAACCACTTGCCGTTGCAGTATAATTTCCATCTAATACGCCAGTGCCTGTAAATGTAGTTGAAGCTGCTGTCATTGCTCCAGGTGGGAATTTAACGTTGTTTTGAGCATTAACTGTAGTATTGACACTGTTAACAAAAGGTGTATAACTTAATTCAACACGACGAATCCACATATTCATTCCAGAAGTTGTTGTTCGTGCGCCTATACCCCAAAAGTCACCAGCAATATTTGATACCCAATTTGTATTATTTGGATCGTTATAAGTAAGGACATCAATGCTAGCTACATTTACTGTCCAAGTATTTCTAGTAGATCTATTGTAAACGATAGTTATAGGTACATATGCATTGACAATAACAGTTTGAAGAGGAGAATAAGCCAACTGTTGTCCTTGATCATTAAAAAGATAAATACCCTTTGTTCCAGTAATTTGAAAGTAAATGTAATAACTAGAATTTGCAGAGGTACCAACTGTACCAGTTGGAACAGTAGTTGTGGAACTGGTGGCTCCACAATAAAAATAATAACCATGATCTGTAGGCGTATCAATATATGCTAAAAATGAACACGTAAAACTATTGTAATTTTGTATCTTTGTAGAATTAAATATTGTATTACTAATATTTTCTGTACGATTTATCAACTGATAATAAACATCAGCGCCAGTTAGACCAGAATCAATTGTAAATGAACCTGTTTTATAAATATTCATAAATGAATACCAATTAGACATATTGACAAGATAATTTGTTGGGGTATTGTAATTCATTATTTCTTGACCAGCTTGACCGATATAATTATATACATTACTTATTTCATCAGCTTGTAAAGCATAATCAAACACACGAATATCTGCAATATAACCATTAAATGGTTTTGAGTCATCTCCTGATTTACCTATAATAATTCTATTTGTATTATATATTACAGTTGATACACTTTGAATAAGTGAACCATCAAGATAATATGCTGCAGTTGTTGGTGTAACCACAAATACAATGTGATACCAAGTATTTAATGCAATAGTTGAATTTGTAAATACTGTATAACCAGTACCGTTATGATGAGCTGCAGCAATAGTTGTTCCGGAATTAATAATATCAATTTGTATACCCAAACCTACGAGATCAGCACTACAAAGTGCTCCGAGTGACATACTTGCCGCACCAGAACTATTAATATTGTAAAACCAAAATCCAAAGGTTAAGGGGTAATTGGGTACATCTTGAATGTCGAGATAACTACTTGTATCTCTTCCACCAAAGTGCATTGCTTGTCCATTACGATACCCTTGTGAAAGTACACTACCAAAACGAACAACTTTGTTATTGTAATCTGGTAAAGTACTTGGCATAGTACTTGTTGTACAATTCATCAAGTGATTTGAAACTGATGCAACTTGAGTGTCTGTAAGATACCTATCATATACATATAATCCAACAGTGTTTATACTTGAATAGCCATCGGTACTTGAACTTGTATTATACTCGCGTCCTATATAAGTATTTAATACTGTTCTATCAGTCATAGCTTGACCAACAGTTCCAGTAACTAACGATACACCATTTTTCAAAATTTCCACCAATCTACTAGAAGCAGTATGTCTAAATGTCCATACAGCATATTCTTCTTGAACTATAGCACCTGAACCTGTTACTATACTATAATCTGTCGCGCCATTAGTAAATCCAAATGTTAGAGTTGTACCGTTACTCACTCTAGATACTACTATATTATCCCAATTGCTACTAGTTCCAAAAAATAAAAGACGTTCAAAATTATTTGGAGATCCAGTAAATGCACCATACCAAACAGCTGTAAACCCACCGTTTGTATTACTATTAAATGTTTTACTACCAGCATTTAGATATTGACTACTAGACCTAGTAAATGAAACATAAGGTGGAATTGTAATTGTTGTTGTACCACTTATTGCAGCATTTATAACTGGACTGTTGTAACCAGTAAAACCATTCCAACTAGTAACAAGTCCACCAGGAGACATATTTGCCAACATTTGAGTATCAAGTGCTACAACAGCACCATCAACAATACTGCCAATGTCCTTTGGTACGTCTTTTATTTGCAATACTGGTCGACTTCGATAAGCTTTACGCGTAATTGCGTTTGGTGTGAAATACAACATTGATTCTTTTGCGGTAAGTGTATTTCTGAAAACGATGATTTCGTTGATATTTCCTGTAAATGGTGAAACGCTTGGGCTGTCAACAACCGCACCAATTGTAAAATTTGAATTTGTAAAATTTGAAGCACTTGGATTATTTGTTGTTCCTGTGTAAATTGTTCCATTATCATTAATAACAACATTACCTGTATTTAAATTATGATTACACATCATAACACATTTTCTATTTACAAATTGAGTATAAGGTACAATAGATATAGCACCATCACCCAACCCAGCAAAACCATAAGAATTGCTGAGACAATAAAGAGCATATCCTGCATTGGTTATACCCCATGAACCCATTTGAATAATACTTTGATTATTATTTCCATCAATTCTACCATTATAAATACAAGTATAATTTTTTAACCCATTTGTCAATGGCAAATTCGTTGTTCCACTATATAAACATTGACTACCATCGTATTTTATATTAATGTCTGTTGGATTTCCTGTACAAGCCATTCGGTCTGCGTCACTTAATGCCGAACCAAAAATAAATACGGAACTCATTTGACCATTAAGATATTCACTGCTAAATTGAAAAAGAGTTTGTTGTGCAGCAACTGTTGTACCACCTGTTCGACTACTATTTGTAGTTGTCAATACATTATTAATATACCCATTTTGAACTGTACCATTATATGTAACTGTTACAGTATTACCAGTAACTCTTTGAGAAGATGTACCAATAAAAAAATCATTGTTCCACCAATAATTAACATAACCATAAGACGGATCGGTTCTTACAACATTAGTTTGATTATTACCTGGAAGGCCTGCACCTATAAAAGCACCATTGTTACTACGAATAGTCCCATGTTTAATTACAAACGAATAAGGTGCATTTAGTGTACCTGTTGGTACTGTTCCAGATGGCATATTAAGAAATAAAGAAGAACTATTTAAAGAATCAATGACCTTGAGTGTTCCATTATATTCTGGTTGAAAAGCGGTTGTCGATTGTGTAGCGTGAAAATTATTTCCACTTTGGTCATACCAAGTATCAACATAAGCTGTACTTGTAGATATCCAAGAAGTAAAGGTATTTCCAGAGGAATCTGTTAAATTACCATAAACATCGGCATAGAAATCACTTGTAGCATTATCCGAACTACGTCTTAATTTTATTGTTGCGCCAGTATAAGTAGAATTTGCTCGATAAAGAGTATAAACACCTCTTGCAGAACTTTTAGCTGAAACGTTGTCCAATATAGGAGTACCAATCTTGGGTTGTTGTGCACTAGTTGTATTTATAACATCTCGACCATTATTACTTTGGTCATACCATCTTGTGACGTAACCAATCGAACCTGCGAGCCACCCGAGTAACGTCTGGCCATTACCATGTAAATTTCTTGCTATATTTCCTTTAGAATCAGCATAAAAATCTAAAGTTGCATTATCTAACCCACGTCTTACATTAATTATTGGTCCTAAATAACTTGCATTAAGTAATCGTAATCCAAATGCGGCTGCAGCATTAGTTTGTGAATGTGTACTTAATTTATTGATAAAACATTCTTCTGGATAAAAACTATATGTATTTTTGAATGTAGATAAAGGCATACCTTGTTTTACACTAAGGTCAATGGCTCTTATAGATGCAGAAACTGTATTTGCAGTAGAACCATATAATCCACAGAATGTATTTTGATTGTTTGCAAATGATGTAAACAAGGTGTCGTTATAACTTATCACATCTGTTCCATTGTAATTAACTATCCAAGTATTTGTAGCACTTGGAGTATATGTTATTTTAACAGTTTGCCAAGCTCCAGTTGCAACTGAAGTAGCACTTGTAGCAACAATCGCGTCTGAACCATAATTTGTGTATAATTGAAAAATTGGTGTAGCTGGAGAGATTCTTAATTCAACAGCTCCAGATTGACCACTTAAACCACCATTTGCATCAAAATTTGGATCTGTTACACCAAAATACGCACATATACTATTCATATTAGTGCCTGTGATGTATAATTGAAATGTTAACGTAAATCCATTTGTCTTTGATAGTTGATAATTTGAATAACAATGATGCACATCATTAGCAGAATTTATTAACAGCATCTGCATATTAGGATCTGTACCACTTAAAACCATATTGGTAACATTTTGATTACCAGTAATATTCATTTTGTGGAACCAATTATTTGTATTAACTATGTTAACATTATTCGTGGACATTTATAATATTACCATTGAAAATAAACTTTTAAAAAAAAAATCTTAATCAAAATAATAAATCAGTAACAAAAATAATTTTCGTTTTACATTGAAATCTTTTCAAATTTAAAAAGATTTCAAGTTATATGTTTTGGGTTTTTGGTTTTTGGTAAAGCTATATGTTTTTGATTTTTGGTAAAGCTATATGTTTTTGATTTTTGGTAAAGCTATATGTTTTTGATTTTTGGTAAAGCTTAATTTTCTCTTTCTTGTAATAAATACTGTATAGCAGTTAATAGATATGGTATAATACGTTCATGTTTAATATTTTTATAAACTTCACCAGATTCTATTTGCGTGTATTCAGATACAGCTTCTGGAATTATTTCTTCAATTTCTTGAGCAATAAAACCTATATCACTAGTATTTCTTTTTTGTTCATTAAAAATGTCATCTCGCCAATCGAATTTTACAGCTCTTAATTTAGATACTATATCAAGAGCTTTTAGCGTCTCGATTGTTTGAATATTCTTTTTCAAACGTCTATCTGATAAACTTCCAAATGACACAACATCTCCTGTACATGTTAAATTTCCTGTACTTGTAAATAAAGCTACATTGTTTAAATGTAACATACCAGATGGTGATGTTGTTCCGATACCAACATTTCCTGTACTTGCGATTACCATTCTTTCGAAACCGTTAGCAGTAAATGTAAATTGTCGCGCTTCAAAAGCTAATGGGTATAGTATAGAAGTAGTTCTATCAACAGATTGTATAAATCCCGAGTCTTGTCCATTATTTGTAGAATATCTCATATATAAACCTTTTGTTAGTGTATTATCCCATGTTGAATTGTTTGCTGTAATACCAAAATCATTTCGTACACGTGATGTACCATTTACATCAAGATTATATGATGGTAATGTTAAACCTATACCAACATTTCCTGCTGTAGTAAAAATATTTCCAACGGTATTTGAGTTGTTTGTTGCTGCTAATGCACCAGTAAATCTACCAGAACCATCTACATCTAACATATATCCAGAAATTATACTATTTATCGATACATAACTAGTTGACATAGAAGCGTTTCCAAATATGAATGATCCAAAATTACCAGAATTTGCACAAAATGCCATTGGGAAATTAAGATTTGATGTAATTGTTTGATGAGCAAAATTAGCAGTATTACCTGTTCCTATTGTTAAAGAACTACTGACACGCGATGTACCATTTACATCAAGTTTATATGATGGACTATTTGTACCTATACCGACATTACCAGCATTTGTAATACGCATTCTTTCATTCGATTCAGTAGCGAATCCGACACTACCCCCGTTTGTCCATAAAAGTACATCATTGACATCTGTCAATGTACTAATATTAGCACCTCTCCCCACACCATGTGACGAATTTCCGAAATAAATTTTCCCCTTTTGGAACGCGCCGTCTCTTATATGAAGAATTGGGTTATTATTTACAATGTCCAAAGTTGATTGTGGTTCGATAGTACCCACACCGACATTTCCTCCTGTAGTAAAAATATTTCCAACGGTATTTGAATTACCAAGTGCTAATAAACTGGATGTAATTCTTGCAGTTCCAATAGTACTTGTTGTAACATTTTCATTAGTTATTTGAGCACTAACTGTTGTAATACCTATGCTTAGATTTAACGTACTGGCACTAATATTTGTATTAACAATATTTGGTATAGTTGCTGTTGTACTTGCCAAATTAGAAGTACTTATAACTGTTGCAACAATATTTGTAATCGTACTATTAGTTGCATTAACACTAGCAGAACTTATACTTGTTGTTGCTAATAAACTAGCAGTTGTAATACTCGATGCATTTAATAAGCCAGCAGAAATATTTGTATCTGTTAAATTGTTTGTTGTAATATTAACCGATGTTAATGTTCCACCTATCATTAAATTGCCTGACAAACTAAGGTTAGCACCTGTAATAGTTGTACCTATCAATGTACCTGCACTTATAACACTACCAATTACGTTAGTAGCAGACAAAGACGCAGAACTTATACTTGTTGTTGCTAATAAACTATCAAATCTACCTGCTCCATTTACATCAAGTTTATACGATGGCGTGCTAGTACCAATACCAACATTACCTCCTGCTAGAATTGCCATCACTTCTGTCGTCACATAACTACTACTATTTAATATTCCTTCGCCTACTTTAAATGAAATTTTACCATTATATCCACGAGTGTTTGTACTTCCACTACCCCCAAATCTACCAATGGGGTTTCCTATTCCTGCTTGTATTATTACATTTCCTCCATACAAATCAACAACTCCATCTCCATTATTACCTCCATCAATTACATCTCCGCTTTTTATTGTTATATCACTTCCATAATGTATTGATCTACCAGGCTGGTGAAACAATGCGAAAGTATTTAGATTAGAACTTTCAATTAACATAGAATTTTGATAAAACTGTAAATTAGATGTTGTTGCCGTAGTAGCACGACTGGCATCTTGAAGTTTAAAATTAATATTAACGTTACCAGTAGTGTTTTGAACACCATTATTACCTAATACTATTGTACTAGCGACAAGAGTACCAGTACTAGTATTACCACTTATTTGAAGACTACTACCTGTAAATACATTACCGCTTATTGTGCTTGCTACAATTAAATTTTCAGATAAACTTAAATTTGCACCAGTAATAGTTGTTGCTGTGAGTGTACTAGAAGAAATATTAGTAGCGGTTACATTTGTCGCAGTTACATTGGCAAGAGCTGATAATCCAGATACAGTCATTGTACCAGTTGTAATATTTGTCGCGGTTACATTGCCAAGAGCAGATAATCCAAGAGCTCTGAGCGTACCAGTACTAATATTTGTTCCTATAATATTTGATATAGTTGCACTTGTAGATACACGAAGAGTCCCGGCAATATCAACCGTTGATGCTGGATCTGTAGTATCAACACCTACGTTTCCATTTTTAAAATAAAAACTTGAATTAATTTGTGAAAGCGATATGGACGCGGCAGTGTTTAAAACCATTTATATAATATATTAATAAAATAAATTTGGCAGAAAAAAGCTTTACTAAAAAATATTAATATAAAATTAAATTAATAATATTAGTATAATCTATATTTTTTTTCTGTAGTAATCTTTTTTAAAAATTCTATTTAAAGTTTTAGTTAATAATTATATTAATGGGTGTAATCGATGAATATTTCGAAATATATACTGAAAAAGTAAAAGAATATGGTCAAAACACTATTTTGCTCTTTCAGATTGGTTCATTCTTTGAAGTGTATGAAATAGATAATTGTAGAGAAAAGATAGGAAATGCTAAAAAAATATCAAAAATTTTAGAATTGAATATGGTAAACAAGTGTGGTGATATTACTAAAAGTTCAAAAACACGACCAAATTTCATAGGTTTTACTATAAGTGTATTAGATAAATATCTTTCAATTTTATTAAGAAATGGGTACACTGTTGTTATTGTAGAACAATTAGAATCAAGTTCTGAAAAAAAGGGGAAGTTGGTCAAACGCGGTATAACAAAAACATATTCACCTTCATTACAACCGACTGATTACACTGTAGAAAATGAATTTTCATCAAATTTAGTTTCAATCCTCTTTAATACAAGTGAACCTAAAGCTAGATCAAATAAGAAAAATGCTTTATTTATTCAAATAATGAATGTATCAGTGTGTTGTATTAATAACAATAATAATACGATAGAAATAATAGAAAATGAATTTTCTTTTTTACAAAATGATATATATACTTTAAATTTAGTATTAGAAAATATATCTAGAATACTTTATAGATGCAATCCAAGAGAGTTATTAATTTCGGGAGGGAATATAAACATTACTAATTATTTTAATGAGAATTATGAAAATGTAAGAATTTTAAGTGATTTACATGTAAATTACGATTTAAATTATAAAAATAAATATTTGAGAAGAGTTTGGGAAAATGTAAATTTTGGGTTAATTGAACCAATTGAATATTTTAATTTAAAAGAACTTTCATTAACAAATTTGGTATATATTCTAAATTTTATTGAAAAACATGATAGTAGTTATATTAAAAATTTAAGTATACCAAAAGTATCTAATGAAAATAATAATTTAATTTTAGAATTAAATACAATTCATCAATTAAACATTGTAGCAAATACTGGTAGTAGCTTATTCGATATTATCGATTATACAAAAACTGCTATTGGTAAAAGGTATCTCAGAAATATATTATGCAAACCATTTAAAGATCCAAATATTATCAATAATAGATATATTATAACTGAACATCTAGGTTTAGTTGAAAATTTAGATTCAATTTTAGATAATATAAATGATATAGAGAAATTACATAGAAAAATGGGTATAGCGCAACTTCATCAAAATGAATTTGTTAAATTAGATAATTCATACCAAAATATATTGAAATTAGCAGAAACATTATTAAAGACACGTGACTTTGATATATTGTTAGATTTTGATTGGAGTACAAATTTAAAAGAATTTGTAGAAAAATATAATAAAACATTTAATTTATCTAAAATGAAATTTTTTAATTTGAATTCAGGTAAAGATCAATTGGAAAATTATTTTAACAAAGGATTCGTTAAAGAATTAGATACTATTCAAAATAAAATTAATACATTAGAAGAAAAAAGAAAAGAACTTTGTTTGAGTTTTGACAATTTAATAAATCCTGAAAGGAAAAGTGACTTTATAAAACTGGTTTATACAGAATTAGAAGGATATTCTTTTACTTGCACAAAGATTAGATACCAATTACTTTTAGAAAAATTGGGTAAAAATAAGGATTGTGGTTTAGGTGTAGGAAGAGTAAGACAAACGTCAAATTCTGTAAAATTTGTACCAGAAGAGCTTGAAAAATTAAGCCATCAAATCATTAATTTTAGAGAATTACTTTCCACTAAAATTACTATAAATTATAAAAATACATTATTAGAATATTATCGGGAATATAATACATTATTCGACCAATTAAAGGAATTTATTCAAGTGATTGATGTATGTAATTCCAATTTAAAATGTTCAAAAAAATTTAATTATACCAAACCACTTTTAGAAGATACCAAACCACTTTTAGAAGATACCAAACCACTTTTAGAAGATACCAAACCACTTTTAGAAGATACCAAACCAAAATACGAGAGTTTTATTGAGATAAAAGGTATCAGACACCCACTTATAGAAAGTATAGGTAAGAAATACATATCAAATGATATTATACTTGACTCTAAAACCAATGGAATTCTTTGTTATGGGTTGAATAGTTCTGGCAAATCAACTTTACTTAGAGCTATTGGTATAAATTTAGTAATGGCACAAGCTGGATTGTTTGTAGCAGCTAAAGAATTCAAGTTTAGTCCATTTGATACTATAATTTCACAAGTAGATTTAACTGATAATATTTTTGCAGGTAAAAGTTCATTTATTTCAGAAATGATGGGATTAAAACGTATACTTCAATGTGCTGGACCTAAAACACTTGTTTTAATGGATGAAGCAACGAAAGGAACTGAAACTAATAGTAGTACAGCATTAGTCAGTTCCATTATTCTAGAATTAATTAAAAAAGATACAAAATTTTTCTTCACCACACACCTTCACCAAATTCCTCAAGTCCAAGATATAATTGATTCGGTACGTGGGGAAAAACTAAAAATATGTCATTTATCAGTCGATATTAAAAATAATAATATTATATATGAAAGGAAATTAAAAGAAGGTCCTGGTAGCGCATTATATGGTATCGAAGTGGCAAAGAGTTTATTAGAAAATAATGAATTAATCCAAAAAGCATTTGAAATAAGAAACAATTTGACAAACACCACAATTAAACCTATCAAGAAAAGTATTTACAATAAGAAAAAAATAGTAGAAAAATGCGAAATATGTTCTAGTACTAAACAACTTGAAACTCATCATATAAACTTTCAATCTACAGCTAATGAAAATGGGTTTTTAGATGACTCACGACATAAAAATCACTTGTCAAATTTATGTTCATTATGTAAAAAATGCCACGACGATGTTACATATAATAGAATGATTATAACTGGATACAAAAGTTCAATAAATGGCGAGTTTTTAGACTATCAAAAATAAAAGTATTAAGTTCAATTTGAAGAAACATGAATGGCGGTAATATCTTTTTTACCTATAGATTCTATCATTTCAACAATAACAACCGTATATTTTTTACTTAGATATTCAGGTATAATTTCATATAATTTATTTTTTTTTATAGTATAAATAGGATTTAACGACCGATTTAATAGTCTTACTTCTATATTTTCACGGTCAATGTGATATAATAAACAACATTTACCCCCATAAGTATCAATGCAATGTTTATCAAATTTATTAGTTTGATAATTAAATTTAGCTAAATTTATACTATATTTACTATTCGCATAACTAATAGTTTCCATAAAGTCACAAATTATTATTATATTTTACTTTAAACATAACATACTTTAAAAAAAAAAAGTAACCAACAATAATAAAAAAAAAGTTTTTTATTAAAAAAGTTTTTTTTATTTGTTACTTGTATAATAAGATTTTAATGAGCCCTATAAACAACGCAACTAAAATGATTGAATCTGAAATTGATATTCAATTATCAAACCCTTATATAATGGCAGTTTTAAAAGTTGGATTGGTATTATTTGCAGCTCAAATTGCCCCCAGAACACCCCCATATATTCAAGATTTTTTTAAAAATACATATGTTAAACTCATTTTGATTTCGTTAATAGTTTATATTAGCGAAAAAGATTTGCAATTAGCATTATTAGTTTCTATTATTTTTGTATTAGGAAGTAATTTGTTATCAGGTAGAGCTTACTTGGAATCATTTCAATCTTTTTCAGAAGGAAAAGAATTTGCCGACTATTCATCAGAATATAAATCTAATGGTAAAATGAAATTATTAGAAAGTACTAGTGATCTCTTTCCTGGTTGTGAAAGTGTAACTATGGCAGAATTACAAACACTATTTAATGGAGATGTTTCTAAATTCTCTAAAGCTGTAAATCATTCATTTTTACAATTAATTTCTAGAGCAAAGGATAAACCATCAAAAGATAGAATTATGGCTATCGGACGCTATGCAGGATTATCTGAAAATATGACTTTTGAAAACCCGGATACAGCTCCTTATTTAGCAACACTTTTAGTTAACTATGGATTTAATATCAATGACAAGTGCCAACCTCCAACCAAAAATTATTGATAAATAATATAAATTGCAAATCGAGTTAATTATATGTAACGTTGAAGATAACGTTGCAGATGAAGATTACCAAGACATTATACAATTTTTTAAAGACTAAATACATGTAATCTAAACTTTTTTAATCGATAAACTGGATAAATATAACGAGCATTATTAAAATAAATCCCAAATACACATATCTTTCTTCATTTAATAAAATAATTTGTAAATATTCTACCCAATTACTTTCTTCTGGTTTTATAAACAAGTCATTTAAAAAACCAATTGTACTTTTTGAAATATTTTCATTTATTTGCTTTATAGAAAAATTGTATATATTATTTTTCTCATAAGCTTTATTTATTATCTCATTTGATTCAAGATCTATCGCTTGCAACTCTCTTATTTTTTGTTCATTAGGTATAAATGGATTTGTTGTTATTTTACTACGTTCTTGTTGTAAAATATTTACTGGATTTTGCACATATCTTCCAACTTCTACATTAGCTGGAGTTATAGTAGAAGTACTCATATATATTATACATTCTATAAAAAATTTTTAAATTTATTTCTTATTACCCAATTTTTTTACAAATATATTATATATTGCGTACAATGTATACAAATCATGTCATTTAAACAAAAGTACCATTGGGGGGCATATCTTTGGTCATTTATTCATATTATAACAATTTCTAATGTAAATAATTTAGAATACAATACTCGTGTAAAAAATATACTCGAATTACTGGCTTGTATAATACCATGTCCTATATGTGCACAAACTTATAAAGAACATTTAATATTATTAAATGAAAAAGATTTATCAAAACCGATGGTTTTATTTTATTGGTCTGTAGATTTACATAATTTAGTTAACTATAAGTTAAATAAAACACAGTTATCCTATGATCAAGCTTTAAAGCTATGGACAACTACTCATCCCATACCCATCTAATTCTGTATTTTTTTCATCTAATTCTGTACTTTTTTCATCTGATTCTGTACTTTTTTCATCTAATTCTGTATTTTTTTCATCTAATTCTGTATTTTTTTCATCTAATTCTGTATTTTTTTCATCTAATTCGAGATGAGAATTACGAAAAGAATTAGATTTACTTCCTGATTGTCGGAACTCTTTATTTGCATTTGGAATATTTGGAATATCTCGAGGACCCGTCGATGTTTTATAAAAACTATATTGATCATTTTGTATATAATTTTGAAAATGCATTAATTTCTTAGAATAATCTTTAATTGTTGTATTAATTTTAAGAATAACAATATCAATTTTAGAAACGATATTAGGATCATTTTGATATGTGAATTTTAAATTTTCAACACCTGTTTTAGCCAATTCTGTTTCTTTTAATAAAAGTCCTATATATTCGCAATTTTTTATATATTCGTCACTTTGATAATACAATTTATTCATAAATTTAGAATTAGTGATATGATTCAAGATATTAATACATTCTGTAATAACACTGTTAATTTCGAAAACAGCTTGTTTTCTAGAATCATTTGTTATAAAACGCTTAACTGATTGATAAAATGCATCATTTTCCAATGAAATAATACCATCAAAGCTACGAGCTATTCTTCCATTTTTCTGTATTTTACTTATTATTTTCAAGTTAATCAAAAGTTTATCAGGTATCATACTTTATTATTATAAAATAAATTCCTTTTTAAACAATAACGAATTAATTTGTACAATTTTAATTAATTTTTGTACAATTTCATTTGAATATCAATTTCATTTTAGTTTATAAATTTTAATTTTTATTAAATGTAAATTAAATGAACGAACGAAAAATTGTAGAATTTAGTAGACCAAGTTGGGATGAATACTTTGTTTCTATTTCGTTATTAACAAAAAATAGAAGTAATTGTATTAAAAGAAAGGTAGGATGTCTTTTAGTAAAAGACAATAGAATTCTTTCGTTAGGTTACAATGGGACTCCTACAAATACAAAGAATTGTTATGAAGGTGGTTGTAAAAGATGCATGGATCAATACAGTAAAAAAGATGAAGAAAATTCTTCTGGAAAGGCTTTAGATTCATGCATGTGTTTGCATGCTGAAGAAAATGCATTATTATTTGTTAATAAAAATGACCTGATAGATTCGACAATGTATGTCACATTGATACCATGTATTAGCTGTGTTAAAAAAATTTTACAATGCAAGATAAAAAGAATTGTTTATATTGAAAATTATTCACATGAAATTGATATACTAAGTAAAAAAATTTTACAAAAGAATAATATTATTATTGATAAATGGGAAGGTGAAGTTTAAAAAATTGAAAAAAGATGTTTGGTAATAATAAAATAGATAGGATAGTACAAATGAATTCTATAAGTAGTGGTGTAAATTTTAAACCATCTACCTCTATTGTAGAATTTGGAGGTACTAAAAATTCATTAGAACAAAAAGTTAATATTTTAAAAAATGATATTGAATATATTATAAAATTAAATAAAGCTCAAATTTCAAATGAAGAACGTAAGGAAAATGTTGATTTAAAACAAAAGAAAATGTTTGAATTAAAAAAATTAAACGAAGACTTGAAATTAATTTACAAAAATGAAAGAATAGAACAATCTAAAAGAAATGAAATACTTTCTATTAAAAAAACAATTGACAATTTGGATTTCAGAGCAGCTAAAAAGAAAAATAATTCAGATGCTATAGACAATGCTAAAAAAGCAAAGGAAAAAAGAGAAATTTTAAGGAACACGTATTTAGAAGCTCAAGAAATTCAAAAAAAATATTTAGAAAAAGATTCTAAAATATTACCGGGAAATCTATTTTTACACGAAGATATAATAAAGAAATATGGTTTGTGTCCTTTTATTAAATTGAAAGATGAAATTGCTGGAATAAATGAAAAAAAAAGATTAGAATGGTTAGAATCAACAGATGATAAAGGAGAATGTTATTATAATTTATACAAAGATTTTTATGAAAATACAATAATAAATTCCTTATTAGAAGAAAAACAGAAAATAGAAGATTCTATTGAAGATTTTATTAAAAAATCATTTTCTAGTTCACAAAATGAAATATACAATGACAGTATTTCTTTGTTAGAAGAATATATTAAATGCGATATTAAATCAAAGCGTATTAAAGAACGTTATAAAAATTTTATAAATAATATGTCTATACTTTACATGGAAACATCATTTCCATTACATAATTACCTTTCTTTTAAACACAACATTCATATTGTAATAAACGATATTAATAAAGGTGTAAAGATTTTAGATAAACAAGAAAAAATGTTCAAAATCTTATCAATAGAGGAATTTGAAAAATCACTAGACGAATTTGATAAAATTAATAAATCTTTGGAGCAAAAAATAAAATTCAATACGAATACAGTTAAAAATATAAGTAATAATTTATACTATTATTTGACAGACAATCAAGAATTTTTAAAAACATTTTCTATAATAGATAAAAAACCAAATGTTAATGTTATTGCGCAAGAAGGTAAATATTTTAAAAGATGGATTTTATTATCAAATTCTGAAAAATTAGAAAGATTTTATAGTTTTTCAGATTTTTTTATAAAAAAAAATGCCGAATCCGAAACTGAAAATAATTTAGTTGAAAAATTATATAATTTATTAAAAAATGATTTTGATGAAAAAAGAATTGTATATCGTGATTATAAATGGAATGTTGGTCTTGGTATTATAGAAAATATAAAAATACTAAGATACAACAAGGATACTAAAGATTTTATTTTAGAATATACAACACCAAAGAAAAAAGAAGTAGTTGTTAAAAAGGTTTCGACAAAAACAATTATAACAAAAAACGTAGAAAAAATAATAAATGAAGAATTGCTTTATTTTATTGTGAAAAAATTAAAGATTGACAAATTAAACGAAGACGTCGTTAACAGTACATTAATTATATGTAACGGTATAAGTGGGGAAATTTATGTAAAAAATAAAGAAGAATTTTTTGATAATATAAAGGAAAAATTATCTGTAAAAAAAATTAATAAAAGAGATAAAGAAATTATTAATAAAACGTATGATAATATTTATGAAATTATTAAGAATAATAAACTAAATTAACAGCGTGAGGTATTTCACGTTTAAAATATTTTTTCAAACTATAATTATATAATAAATATGGGTGCTATTTCATTTTTATTATATAATATGTCTAAACCTCCAATTAATATTGAATTTACAAAATCATTTATGAAAATGAAAAGTAGAGGTGAGGATGATACTCAAGTGTATATAGAAAATACTCCTACTATTAATAATAGTAATATACAACAAATTAGTTCTATTTTAAGTAAAAGAGAAATAAAAGAGTACAAGCAGATAACTTTTAATTATGGATATCATAGAATGAGTATAAATGATATTTCAGAAGATGGGTCTCAACCATTTGAAGATCCTATTTTACATAAAATGAGTGTTTATCCTGAATTAAGATCAAGACCTAAAAGAAAATTATTATGCAATGGAGAAATATACAATTACGCAAACCTTATCGAATCAGAATGCTTTACTGATAAAGATTTGCAATCTGATTCAGATTGTGAAGTTATTTTACCATTGTATATTAAATATGCAGAAATCGAAAAGGATTCTGAAAAGGGACTTTGCGAATGTTTAAAAAGGATAAATGGCGAATATTCTTTTGTATTAACAGAAAATACTACAACTTTTAATTTAAAAAACATTAATATTTTTGTCGTAAGAGATCTCTTTGGTACACGCCCATTATATATGGTTAAACATGTTGCTAAAAATACTTTTAACCAAAATGAAATGTTTTATTTATTTGCAACAGAATTAAAAGGTATTCCCAAAGAATTATTAAAAAATCCTGAATATATTATAACCGAAATCCCACCAGGTTCTTATTGGTCTTTTCAAAAAGCTATTAATGAAAATATAGATTTTACTAAATATTATGATTTGACAGAACATTCAGATATATCAAAATGTGTATTAAACAAACCAGATCCTGACACATTATCTAGCATTTATACAAACATTAATTCTATCTTAACAAAAAGTGTCATTGAAAGATATAACATGTCTGATAAAAAAGTTGGGGTATTATTATCTGGTGGGTTTGATAGTTGTATTATTGTATCTATTTTAGTAAAATACCTATTGACATATCAAGATCACGGTCAAGATGTCTTTACACTTTCAGTATTTACAATAGGAGATTTTGATAATGATGATGTTATTAATGCAAAAAATCATGTCTTGTATTTGGAAACGTGTTTTAATATCAAAATACATCATCATATTGTAAGTATATCCGATTATAATTTAATTTTACCAGAAATACCTAATATTATAGAATCCTTAGAAACATATGATTCCACCACGATTAGAAAAAGTATACCATTGTTTTATTTATTAAAATATATTAAAGAAAAGTGTGATATTAAAGTATTACTTTCAGGTGAAGGTTTAGATGAATGCTGCGGATATAATGAATTGTTTGAATTAAGTGACTATGAATTTAGAGAAAAAAGTATAGAATTACTTTCAAATTTACACAAATACGATTTACTGCGATCAGATAAATTATCTGGATATTTCGGTTTAGAAATGAGATATCCTTTTCTTGATAAAAGTTTTATAGAGTATATATTATCTATTCATCCAAATTTAAAAAGACCTCAAGTATCAGGGTATTCTAAAGATCCAATAGAAAAATACATTATACGTAAATCATTCGATAATGATCATATAGAAAAAAGCATTTTGTGGAATTCTAGAAAAGATATTTCTACAAGTTTTAATACACTTTCTGATTTTTTAACATCTTATTTTAATTCAATAATTTCTGATACTGAATTTTATAATTATACAGAAAATAATACAAGTTTACTCCCTAATACTAATGAAGAAATGTATTACAAAAAAATATTTGATAGTATATATCCCAATATGGAAAATGTAATTAGTATGTATTGGAATTCTTTATTGAAATAAAAAAAAGTCGTTTAAAAGATCTTATTTTTTTATTTAATTTATAATAATGGATAAATTCAATGATTTTTTAACTGTTTTTTTTGTAAATAACAATAACAATAAATCAAATAACAAACCAGATGAAAAATTAAGAGTGAAAAGAGAAAGTGTAAAAAAGGCAAGTGTAAAAAAGGCAAGTGTAAAAAAGGCAAGTTTAAAAAAGGCAAGTTTAAAAAAGGCAAGTTTAAAAAAAGAACATAAAAAGGCAGATAAAAAAAGTAAAGAGTCAGATGAAAAAAGTAAAGAGTCAGATGAAAAAAGTAAAGAGTCAGATATTTTATCTTCTTTAGTTTCAGATTGTTCTTTTTCAAGTTATAGTCATAGTCATAGTCATAGTCATAGTCATAGTCAGTCAAAAATAAACGCAAATGTAGATGAAAATGTAGATAATACATTTATGTTAAAAAAATATATATTGAAACCTTCCGAGTTTTATAAAAAAAATATATTAATAACAAATGATAATAAAAAGGATAATTTTGATATTATCAGTGATATTCTCTATAAATTAAGTCATTTAAAAGACGTCAATAACATATATAGCGATGACATTTATATTTTTACACCAAATGCTAATAGAAAAATGTTTAAACAAATGTTATTAGACAATCCATATTTGTATTTTACAAATTTTTACGTAAAGCAAAAAATTCAAAAGAATTCACCAAATGAAGAAAACAAGAAAACTATATATATCATTGATGCAACTATTTTAGATCAAATTGACGATATTGATAAATTTTTAGATCCCCAAATACATCTTATTTTATTAACTTCTGAAAATGATAAAATTATAAATTTTTACAATAAATTGGGCGATGAACGTATTCTTATTCATAAACAAGATAAATTAAAATCGATTCAAAAAAGATTTTTTAAATATGTTATAAAACAGATAAACGAGGATGTTATTTTTGAAGATTTTTATAATGAAATAAATAATGAAAATATAGATGTAAAATACATTGTTTTAAAGGAAAATGAAATAAGATACAATTGATTAAATTTCATCAACCCAATCGATTTTTTCATCAAATTGTTTTTCAGATTGTTTTTCAAATTCAATATAAAGTACACCATTTATTAATTTATAGTCATTGAAATAATGCTTGATTAATTCGGGTAATTTTACTCTTCTAATAAAATTACCATATCTTGTTTCGCTATAAATTACTTTAGAATTATTTGTATCATTAAATTCTGAACTTCTAATACCTGAAATTAAAACAATTTGTTGTTCTTTAACTTGAATTTTAATAGTACTCTTTTCAACACCTGGTAATTCAACTCTAACATTAAAAAATTTTTCAGTTGAAATCAAATCTACTTTTGGACTATAAATTTTTCTTTGTATATTATTTTCCATTTTTTTAACGTTCTTAACAGTTGTAAATTCTGTTTCATTCATTTTATTTTAACAATTCTTTTTATTTTAATCAATTTTTTTTAACAAAATCTCCATCTATTTCCGCAATTATAACAATAACAGAATTTAGTTGTAGGTTCATCGGCACTTCTGGTTTGACGTTCATTGTATTCTGTTTTATAACTTTTACATTTCCCACATTTAAATAATCCATCTGGTCTTTCTGATACATCTATAATATGTATAACATCTTCGTCGTCTTTTAAAATACTTTTTTTTATTTCATTCCAACGTTCTGGGAAAAGATGTTCGGCATCAAAAGAAGTTAGCTCAAATTCATTACATTCTTTATAAAATAATCTACTCAACAAATCTTTATTCTTTATACAACCATTCGGATTTAAATTATCATATACTAACATTGATCTATTTATATATACATTCTTAAAAACTTCATTCCAAGTTTCATTTAGATCAACTCTTTTATATAATGTTAACGAATGATTAAAAATACCTCTTTCCATATTTAATGTCATCTTTTTTATTTCTATATCACTTAAACTTGTCTCTTTTTTATTATTTTCAGAACGCGAAAACGCGTTCTCTTTGATTAATTTGTAAAATTTCTCATATACTCTTTTTCTTTTAGGATGAATCGGTATCAAATTATCTAACGTTTCATCTAATATTTTGTTATTTTTGTTATTTTTGTTATTTTTGTCATTTTTGTCAATGTCAATGTCAATTTCAATTTCAATGTCATTTGACATTTGGTTTTAATAATAATAAAAATATTTGTTTTCAAATATTTTTTATTTTTTTATTTTTTTATTTTTTTAAATTTAAAAACAAAGTTTTTTATCATTGAAAATGTCAGAAAGAATTTTTGAAATTAAAACTTTAAAAAGCGTAATTATTAAAAATTTATTTGAAGTTATTAAACCTTATATAAAAGAAACTAATATTTTAATAAATAAAGATTGTATAAAGATTTCAACATTAGATGTTTCAAAAGTATCCTTGACATATATTAAATTAGATGCAAATAAATTTGAAAGTTATAAATGTGACAAACCTGTTATTTTAGGAATTGATACAAATACATTTTTTAAAACAATTAAATCTGCAAATAGAAGAGAAACTATTACTTTATATATGAACAAAGGCGAAGAAGACAAACTCGGTATTGAATTAGCAGATCCTTTTATGGGTAAAGTAAAGGATTACAAGATCCCATTACTTTCTTTAGATGATAAAGTTATTAATGTATCTGATATCATCTTTGATTATGTTATTAATATGCCTTCAATTCAATTTCAACAAATTATTAAAGATATTCAATTATTGGAAGGAAAGGTAGTTGAAATTAAAAGTATAGGAAAACAACTTATTTTTAGTTGCGATGATGGACTTGCAGAATTTAAAACTGCTATTAGCGAAATAGATGACAATTTAAACAAAGATCAAAAAACTCTTTTACAACAAAATGGTGAAGATATACGTTCTATTAAATTTGAAAAAACAAATGACAAAATTGTACAAGGAAAATTTAAATTAAGTCATCTTATGAATTTTATTAAAGCATCTCATTTATGTGAAAATATGAATATTTTAATTACTAATGATAAACCATTAATTTTAGAATATTTCGTTGCAGATCTAGGTATACTCCGTTTTTTACTTGTAAGTCATATGGAGTAACTCTTTATTTTAGCTTAATATATAAATCAATGAATATATATTAAATTAAAGTATTTACTTTAACAAGCCAAATGATGAAAATATTATAAATGTTAAGCTATCTTTTTTTAATTGGTTTTTTAACGTATCTGAAAATATTCTTAAAAAAGTATATTTGTTTAAAAACAACATTTATAATATTATTATAATTTAATATGCAGGAAAATAAATCAAAGTCTTTATCAGAAGAATTTAAAGAAAAGGACAAACTTTCTACTATTTCTTCAAGATCTTCAAAAAAACAAAAATCAAAGGCACAATTAGAATCTGAAGATATTTCTTTATCGCAATTAGAATTAATGGCAAATAAGAAAAAGATAGCAAAACCAGTAGACGATATATCTATTGTATCAAAGGGTGTCTCTTCTTTACAGGAAGAAAATAATTATTATAAAAAAAATTCTATTAAGAAAAGTTCAAGTTCAAATAGATCAAGTAGTTCATCTGATGATTCTAAACAAATACGTAAAAAGGAAAAATTAGTTGCAAGAGAAAATCAAAATGATGCAATAAGAAAAGAAAAGAGTGAATATTTATTTAAATTTAACAAATTAAATGTTAAGGGAAAATGGAGTTCTTTACGTCTTGATATGAATTGTACTTTAGATGAAATTAGAAATGAATGTGAAAGAATTAAAAATGAAATTTCTACTGACAGATCTGTTGCATTTTTCAAGAGAATGTTACTTTTAGGAGTTCAAGGTATCGAAATGATGAATACAAAGTTTGATCCATTAGGGGTTGACCTAGATGGATGGAGTGAAGCTATGGGATATTCTATGGAAAATCAAGAATACGATGAAGTTATGGCTGAATTGTATGAAAAATATAAAGGAAAAAGTCAAATGTCAGCAGAACTTCGATTAGTATTTATGATTATTAGTTCTGCTACCATGTTTACTATTTCTAAAAAAATATCAAAATTAGATACTAATAGTATGATGACATCTTTGTTAGGTGGTATTATGAATAAATTACCACAACAACAACCACAACAACAACCACAACAACAACAACAACAAAATTTTTACCAACAACAACAACAACAACAACAACACATGCAACCAAATTTTTACCAACAAGCAAATAACGACAATGTAATATTACCAAATCCTTCCCAGTTAAGAAGAAATAGAAGTGAAACTACAGAAGATCATGGTCCATCAAGGATGAATAATCCAAATAACAATTATATATCTCCAGATGGTATAGATATAGATAACATATTAAAAACAATGAATGAAAGAAAAATGGAAAATGAACAAGAAAATGTCACAGAAACATCAGATGAAATTTTTAAAAGTATTCCAATGAATACGCAAAAAAAAAGAGGAAGACCCAAAAAGGGAAATGCAGTACGAATGTAATTAATATAAAATTTTTAATTAAAAATATAAAATTTTATTTGTATAAAATATATGTTTTCAGAACCAACTAATAAAGATTTGTATAATAGAGTTAAAAAAATGGCTAATACAAAATTTAAATCAAAAAGTGGAATTTATAGATCAAGTTGGATAGTTAAAAAATATAAAAGTTTAGGTGGTAAATACAAGGGGGAAAAATCTAAAACATCAGGATTATCAAGATGGTATAAAGAAAAATGGATTGATTTAAATAGACCTATAAAAAATAAGAGTGGAAAAATAACTGGTTATAAATCTTGCGGTAGAAAAAGCGGTACCTTGAAAGTATCCAAGTACCCATTGTGTAGACCAACAAAAAGAATTAGCCGTAAAACACCAAAAACAATTAAAGAAATTAAGAAAAAAAGTATAATTAAAGCTAAACGAGAAAAATCAAAAGTTAAATTGACGCGTAATATAAAATTTAGTATAGGTTTGTCTAAAAAGTCTCCTAAAAAGTCTCCTAAAAAGTCTCCTAAAAAGTCTCCTAAAAAGTCTCCTAAAAAGTCTCCTAAAAAGTCTCCTAAAAAGTCTCCTAAAAAGTCTCCTAAAAAGTCTCCTAAAAAAGTCTCCTAAAAAGTCTCACATGATTTAGTTTATTTTTTTTTAGAAGTTGGTCTTTTAACTCTTTCATCTATTAGTGTAACTATTGTTTTTGTTAAAAATGCACCTGTAATAACCTTTGTTTCTACACCTGACAACCTAGCACCGTAAACCATTAATATATAAAAAATTGCAAATCTTGTAATATTTTCCACTGTTGTATCATTTGTTAATGTAAGTTGTAAATACAAAAGGGCTATAAAAATACCTTTAATAATTTCACGTATTAATTCATAAAACATTTATTATAATATAAAAAGATTTTAATTATTTAAAAATTTTTTTTCAAAGTAATATTAATAAGATATGAGCTATTCGTATATAAAAAGTGTTTTCCCTAATTTTGAAAGTTTAAACAAAGCACATGACGATTCTCTTTATAGTAATTTACAACAAGCATCAACATCAGCATCAGCATCAGCATCAGCATCAACATCAGCATCAGCACCGGCGTCATCACCAGCATCAGCACCGGCGTCATCACCAGCATCAGCACCAGCATCAGCACCGGCGTCAGCGTCAGTGACACTGACGCAACCACCAGTTTACAGTGGTTTAGGTGATTTTGCAAGTTCTCTTTTCGAAAAAAATCCTACACAAAATAATTTAAAATACTATAATACGGGTGTATTTGACCAAGAATTCATTAAAACGCCAGTTGAATTGTATAAATACAATCAAACATTTTCACCATCTGATTCAGAACCTTACAATTACACGCAAAAATTTAAACCACAATCTATAAAAAATACAATAGAAAAATTTGAAATTGATAAAAACGATGATGGTAATGGTAATGGTTATGGTAATGGTAATGGTAATGGTAATGGTAATGGTAATGGTAATGGTAATGGTTATGGTGGTGGTGGTGGTGGTGGTGATTGTGATATTTATATAAAACACATTTTACAATGTAGTAAATGTAGAGAAGTAGTTACAAGACAATTTGGAATTGATTCGGATAGAATTAATAACGAAGAAATTATGGAAGTTATATCTTATTTAATATTTGGGTTATTTATATTATTATTAATAAATTCTATAAAAAATAAATAATAATTATTTTTACAAAAGAAGAAATTAGATCTTCTCTGTGGATTAACAATTAACTTTACGTATGTTAATAAATTATAATTTAATTTATTAAAATAAGAAAGATAACATAAAATGGATATTGATGAAAACGATCTATTGTATAGTAATAGTTTTATGTCAGAACCTGATTTAACAAATGAAATAGGAGATGATTTCAATAATGAATTTAAAACTTTTTATAAAAATGAACAACAATCAAATGAAAAAAAGAAATTAAGAGAAAGTCTTGATAGATTATCTATTAGAAGTATTCGTTTAGAAGAAGATACGGATGAACAAAGTATGATAAATACAAATCAATATGCATCTTCTTCTATAAAAAGTAACGGTGGAGGAGGTGGTAGACAAGAACGAAAAACAAAGGAGATTATTACATATGTCAGTATTGATTCGAGGGACCGTGATAAATTATTATATAAAAAACCAGGTAAATTTAAAATATTCTTGGGTAAAACTTTTTACAATGTAAAAACAATAAGATTATCTAGTATAGAATTTCCAAATACAAATGCTGTTATTAACACATCAAACCATCATATTTATTGGAGAAATAAAGAAGATATTACAAATGATACTTTAAATGCTATTACAAAGGAGTATCCAGAATATCTTGTTAAATTACGTACAGGTAGTTATGTTTCGTCATCTTTGCAAAATGAAATTTCAAACAAAGTATCATTAGTTAAAAGAAAAGATAATCTAGGAAGTTTTCATTATTTCTTGGTATCATTAGATATTGATACAGATGTTGTAACCTTTACTTCACTTATTTTGACGCAATTAAGTAACAATTCTTTACAAACTTCTGTAAATACTGGGATTATCGTAGTAACAGCTACAAATCATGGATTTTCTGATGGAGAATATATATATATAGTAGGAGCTCAAACACTTGCTGGTATACAAGGTAGTGCTATAAATACAAAACAAAAAATTTCTGTATTAAATCAAAATACATTTGTATTTGAAGTAAATGTAAATGCTTCTCAAACAGTATCTGGAGGTGGAAACACATTAAAAACTGGTAAAATTGCTCCTTTTCAACTTTTATTTGGAGAACACGGGAGTACAGTTGCTCAAAATATAGGTTATCCTTTAGAAAATAGTTCAGAATTGATAAATACTTATATAAAATCTATTATGAATTTACATCAAGCCACCATAACAACTATACAACCAAATAATTTTAAAGAAACATCAAATTTTTTAGGAAAACCATGTATGATATATTCAGGTGGTGTTTCGCCGAATATAGATGGGGCTGTTATTATTACAAGAATTATATCTAGTACAATCTTTCTAGTAAATATTAGTTCTAAATTAGTATTAGAAAGTTATAATTCAGGACAGGTTGTTTTTAATAATCAGACCTTTAATATTCAATCTATTTCAAATTACAAAACAAATAATATTTTAGTTACCACATTTTCAAAACATAATTATACATTAAATGATAGAAATGCCGATATTACTTTATCTGGAACAAATACTACACCTAATTTAGATGACACTTTTAAATTATCATATGTATTTCAAGATACAAGTTTTGTAATAGGTGGTGCACTTCCATCAGGAGGTGAAAGTATTAATAATAAAATTGGTTCAGGTGGGTTTATACCAAGATACCGACCATTAACTACTTATATTGTATCCATAACCAATGTTATTATTTCACCAGACACTATTACATTAACTTGTCCCAATCATAATTTACAATTAGGAGATTCAGTAATTATACAAAATCTCTCAACATCTCCACCGATAAAAAATATACCGTTTTCTATTTATGCTATACCAAGTTCTAATAGTATTGTAATAAATACATCTATTAAAACAGTTAATAACGATGGTATTTTGAATAAAAGTGCTTATTTATCATGTGGACTTTTTACAGTATCATTCCCAAATCACAACTTTAATAAAATTATTAGTATACGAAATACAACCGGTACACCATCTAACCAAACATATGGAAATTTAATATCGTTACAAACACAATTGCCACATAATTTTACAAATAATCAACTAGTTCGTTTTACTCATACAAATACTATACCAAATATTGACAATAGTTATTATATTACAGTAACTGGACAAGACACAATTACTATTCCTTATTCGTACCCTTTAATTTCATCCGGTACATCCGGTATTGTAGGATTTGATCAAAAATTCTATTTATATGATGCGATTAATGTAGGTGGTATATCCGAATCAAATATAAACTCTAAAGAATTTACAGTAAGAGACATAGTAGATGAAAATACATTTACATTTTATAATTCTGGATCATTTGCAAATTCTATTGAAACTGGAGGTGGAGGTAACTTATATATAAGTAGTTTAACGCATGGGTTTAAGGGACAACAAACAAATACAAAAAATAATATTTTAAATAGATCTATTAATTTACAAGGAGAAAATTATTCATTCTTGTGTTCACCACAATTATCTACCATGTTAAATACTGGCAAAGTTAAAAATATATTTGCAAGAATATCATTATCAGAATCTCCAGGAAGTATGGTTTTTACATATCTAAGTAATCCTAAAAGTTTTGATACTGTGCCATTAAATAGTCTACAAGAATTAGAATTTTCAATATTAAATTACGATGGAACATTTTACGAATTTAATGATCTTGATTATTCTTTTACATTGGAAATTACAGAAATTCAAGATGTAATTGACAATTTTAACTTTTCTAGTAAACGTGGTATCATTTAGTCTTCTAAAATACAACAAGTATTATTGTTCTTTTCAATTTTATTGTTTTTTATATATTCTATTTTAACATCGGCATGTTCATCTAAATTGACACTTTGATTTTGAAAAATGGCATTTTTAAAATGATCTTTGTAAAATGTACGTCTTCCAGCACTTTGTGTTTTATAAACTGAAAAGTTGTCTTGTAAATCTATTATCATAGGATTACGTTCAATGTGGGTTTTTCTAAACACTCTACCAATTATTTGTTCTAACTTTCCACTCTCATTTTTTGTTGTATTTTTTAAATGTCCTATAAACTTTTTAGGACTTGTTAAAATTAATGTATCTAGGTCTTTTTCTGATACACCTTCACCAAAAGCCGCATATGTAGCCAAAATTACATCACATGATTTGCTTTTTTCTAACTCTGCTATTTTCATAGATCCTAAAAATAATCCATATGTAAAAGTTATATTCAGGTCTTTATCTAAAAAACTATAAAATTTTTGTAAATGAGTTCTACGATCACTTAAAACTAATATTCTTCTCTTTTCTTTTATACAATCTTTAATAATTTCTATAATTAAATTATTTCTCTTTTCCATATTTACCAATTCACTCAACATACTAGTAAATTGAATTGTATTTTTACCAGTAAATCTATTCATTGTGCAAATTTCTTTATAATCTACACTGTCTATTTTTAAATTTCTTATAATTGGTGGTTTCCCTTTTCTTTCTTCATTTACCGATTTATATACAACATCTCCTATATGCCATTTAAATACATATTCGCAACCATCTGCCCTATTAGGTGTAGCAGATAATCCTATAGTATATTTTGAACATAATTTAAACAACATTTTTGAAAACATTTGACTCCCAGTATTATGAATTTCATCTATTACAGTAATAGCACAGTCTTTAAATAATGAATCTGGATAATCTATCCTTGATAAACTTTGCAACATTGCAATAATTATATCTTTACCTTCTACATCAATATTATTTTTCCCTTGAATAATACCTACTTTGGCATCTGGTAAAAATGTAGCTATTTCATTTTGCCATTGTTTCATTAAAGGAATTTTATTAACTACTATAATAGCTTTCATCTTTAATTTTGATAAAACGTATAATAAACTTACAGTTTTTCCACTACCTGTACCCATAGATAAAATCCCACCACCCTTTTTTTTACAATTTTCAATTAACGTATCAATTGGTTCTTTTTGTCTTTCTAATAAATTACCTTTAAATCTAATTTCATTTTCCCATTCCTTACCAATATAATTCGGCATAAAAAGATTAGGTTGACCATACCTAGATATTCCAAACATTTTGGGGATATACATTTTATTTTTTGTTTCTATATAAACTGAAAATGAAGTATCTTCATTGTTATTATTTGTAAATTTAGTATCTACCAAGGGCCTTGCTTTTAGAATTCTTTTTAATTCAACCAGTTCTTCTTTTGAAATAGAATCTTTTTTAATTACATACCCTTTTTTACTTAGATAACATGAATCTGACACATTCGACATTTTTATTAATTAATTGACTAATAAAAATATTCAATTTTAAAGTTATTTTACCCATGCTTGGTAGTCTTCATATACCGCATTTGAACTATTATCAGATGGCTTAGAAGATATAACTTTGCTAATATCATATCTTCTGATTGGATAACATCCTTCACTAGTTGGTGCAGCTGGGGGAGCTGGTGGAGTCACTAGTGATACAGCTCCTGATGGAATTGATTGGATTACCCTGGTAATAGCTTCTTCAATCTTTTTAGGATCACCTTGATTAGGTGCAATAGCTTGTTCTGCAAGTTGTTTTAAAGCAGTTGCTCCGGCTTCTGTAGTAACATTAGCTGCAACAATGTTGGCAATACCAGCAATATCGGCTGGAGAAGATGCACTTTTCGAATCTGAAGCTTGCGCTAATACTTTAAGAGCTTCAACTGATTGTTGAGATGACACTGGGACATCACCTTTAACAACTGGTGGAATTGATTCGATTACCTTGATAATAGCTTCATCAACTCTTTTAGGATCACCTTGAGCAGGTACAACGGCTTGTTCTGCGAGTTGTTTTAAAGCAGTTTCTCCGGCGTTTGTAGTAACATTAACTCCAACAATGTTGGCAATTGTAGCAATATCGGCTGGAGAAGATGCACTTTTCGAATCTGAAGCTTGCGCTAATACTTTAAGAGCTTCAACTGATTGTTGAGATGACACTGGGGTAGGAATTGATTCGATTACCTTGGTAATAGCTTCTTCAATTTTTTTAGGATCACCTTGATTAGGTACAGCAGCTTGTTCTGCGAGTTGTTTTAAAGCATTTGCTCCGGCTTCTGTAGTAACATTAGCTGCAACAATGTTGGTAATTGTAGCAATATCAACTGGAGAAGATGCGGCTGGAGAACCTGAAGCTTCCGCTAATACTTTAAGAGCTTCAACTGATTGTGTAGATGACACTGGGGGAGGAATTGATTCGATTACCTTGGTAATAGCTTCTTCTATTTTTTTAGGATCACCTTGATTAGGTACAGCAGCTTGTTCTGCGAGTTGTTTTAAAGCAGTTGCTCCGGCTTCTGTAGTAACATTAGCTGCAACAATGTTGGCAATTGTAGCAATATCAGCTGGAGAAGATGCGCCTATAGAACCTGAAGCTTCCGCTAATACTTTAAGAGCTTCAACTGATTGTGTAGATGACACTGGGGCATTACCTTTAACATCCTGTTGTACTGGACCCACATCCTCTAAAAATTCCCACAATGGTCTGTCATTAACAGCATTCATTGAAATCATAAATGCAATAGAAATTAATATAGCAGTAGATGGACTAAATTGTGATGTCCAAAGAATTAATGAAAAAATAAAAAGTTTAAAATATTGATTTTTAAATAAAAATAATACTTGACGTGGTAGTTCTGGAGCAAATAAACCAGAATACAAAACTAGTAATAAATGCAAAATACCCTTAAGATAAATTGTGTCTTTAAATGGTTGCATACTTTTTTCAATAGTAAAATCGAAATCTTTTATATATTCCATTATAGTTTATTATACTACTGATAAATAAAATAATTAATTTAATTTAAAAATAATAATAATGAAAAATAATAATAATAATAATAATGCAAAATAATAATAATGTAAATGTTCAGATTACTTACATGAATTCCATCGTTAAAGCTCCTTTGTTAATAATCAATACGTTATACGAAATAGCAAAGACATATAAAGTCAAATCTACATTACCTGATGGTAATTTTAAAAATAATGTAATATCATTAAATTTAGATGCATTTAAAGATCCAGTTGGTTGATTATCTTCCGGCTTGATACTAAACGGCATTGTATAAACATATTTTGATGGAATTACAGAGTGAACATTATCTGGAAATACACTACGATAATAAAATTCTGGAAGACTATCAAATCGTAATTTGCCATCTAATAATAAAGAGGCTTCTGTAATTAATGGTGTGTCATCTGGTGTTTTAGAATATACAAAATAGTTATTATTCTCTATATTTCTATTTTCTACTGCAAAGAATATAAATTCCTTACATGGATGATTAAATCTCAATTTACTACTATACACATCAGTATTATGTAATATCAATTCATCCCCATTATACTGTATCTGTTCTATAATATATTTATGTTTTTCTTTTAAAAATTTTTGCCTTATAATATCATCTAAAAATATATATTCGGCTATTATATTAGAACTTATAATAGAAACTTCAGCAGGCTCGTCACCATCGTAATTTATACATTCTGAAAAATTTTTTAATTTAAAACTTATCTTCACGTCCTGATAAGCCATACACAACAATGGTAAAGCACAATTGTATTGTTTTGTAAACCAAAAATCTAAAGGAATTATTAAATCAACATATTTTTCAGCATTGTATTTACTTGCAACATATGTATCGGATTTTAACAACATAAAATTTTTACCTAATTTTTTTGCACTTGACGTTAATTCATCCCAAGCATTTAGAAATTGAGGATAAACTCTATCAACTATCTCTCCTCCAATCTGCAATTCTATACAATCATCAAATATAGCATACCCTAAGGTGTCTGACCATGATGCATAAGTACCACCATTTTTTACAATAGGTGGTAAACGTATATGTAAATGCATTTTTGATAATAGGTCCCCTCTTTTCTGAACATCGCATGTAATTCTTTTACCAAATGTTATATTCTCATTTGAAACTAATTTAACAGTCTCTGTCGCAAAATTTACATAACGATAATAATTATATTTAAAAATATTGATTTGAGGATCCTTTGTTAAAAAAATATCTTGTAAACCTACCGCCTGTAATTGTAAAAGACTCGGTGACATATATAAAAAACTTATAAAAAAAATTACAACTTCTAACAAACTACATTACTTCTTAAACCATAATTAAAAGTTTTTAATTTTTGTTTTAATTCGTTAATTAAATGATCGCCTTTATTTTCTATTTCTTGTATTTCTTGTATTTCTTGTATTTCTTGTATTTCTTGTATTTCTTGTATTTTACCAAGTGTTGTAATAATTGACGTTTTAGCAATATTACTTTTACTTTCATTACAATATTTTGCTGATAAATTGTTACTAGAGTTATACAAATATTCATTCAATATTCTCTCTTCATCTATTTCATATTCAAAATAATTAATTTCATCATTAAAGCTTCTTTGCCAAATAGATGAGGTACCTTGTTTTTCTTTTTCTTTAGTTTGGCTTTCAATGTTTTTTGGAATTGTAGGAATTATGGGAATTGTTCGAATTTGAATTTCTGTGTCTTTATTCAAAAATGATACAAAAGATAATGTATACATTTTAACAGTATCAGTCAACTTTGAATCCCATACCCACCCCTTCTTTACCGATTCATTTTCACAAAAAAGTTCACATATATGTTCCTCGTCAATAACTTGTTTAAATTGCAAAGACATTGTTTCTTGTAAAAAATTAATACAATTTTGAAATCCAGAATCAGTATTATTATTATTATTATTATTATTATTATTATTATTATTATTATTATTATTATATATAGAATACTTATTGTTAATATTATCTTTAACCAAAATTAAATACGTAGCCATATAATATACGATTAGTAAAATAATTTTTACAATTAGACATCACGTATTGTCAATAAAAAAATTGAAATAATCTTTTTGATAAGATTATTTTAACAGCTGATGAGTCTTCAATTCTCAAAATACATATTGCAATTTTCTAAAAATACTGAAAATGAACAAACACATTTATCTTTTAAAAATGGCAAATACAATGTCCCAGATAATTACGCCGATGTTTTTTATAAACGTTATTATCACGAAATGATCAATGAAGAAAAAAGAATTGATCTTTATTTAATTGAAAAGGTTTATAATTCAAATTTTGCTTACTTTTTAGATTTAGAAATTCCTAAAAATAAATTGCCAAACAATGAAACTTTAACCGATGATAACATTAAAGATATTATCAATGAAGCTAAAAATGTATTAGAATCCTTGTTTTCTAATCCAAATACTAATTGTATTGTATCAAAAAGAAACGATAATTACCATATTAATTTTTTTAATATTATCGTAAATAGTGCTATTGCAAAAACAATTACAAATGAAATTTTAAAAAGTGACAATATTGTAAAATGTATTGATACTTCTGTTTATAGAACTGGATTACGTTTACTTGGATCTAAAAAATTAGAAAAAAAAGATGAAGATGAAAATGAAAACAACAAAGATAACAAATTTTATAAAATTTACGATATTGAATCTGGAAAATTTACAGAATTAGAAAACACAACTTTTGATCAATTTTTACAAACTACAGTTAGAAGAAAAAGTAGTAATCAATTAACTAAATTAAAAGATTCAGATAAAACCAAAAATTTAATAGTATTAAATGAAAGTAATAAAAATACTATTAAAGGCATTAACAATGCCGAGATTGATTTAGAATTGAATCGTCTTTTAAAAAATTTAAAAATAGAAAATAAATGTCTTGAAAATTTTGATACTTCTATTCAAAAAATTCTTGCAAAGCAAAATAAGATGGGTATGTTTTGTTATTACATTTCTATTAATGATAAAAATTGCCCATTCAAAATGAGAGAACATCAAAGAGAATCAAGTCCTATTTATTTTGAAATAAATCCATCTAAAATTTATATGAGATGTAGAGACTCTGAATGTCTACGTAGACATTTTCCAGACAATGGAATCATGTTACCAGAATCATTTAGTAAAGATTATCCCAATACTTTTCTCAGTATGACTACAAAATATTGGCATTCAGAAATTAATGTAACAGAAGATATTAAAGAACATCTTGAATCAAGTTTATCCGGTTCACATTATCAAATTGCAAAAGCAATTTTTCATATTTATAAAAATCGTTTTAGAGTAGACGATATTAAAAACACAGAATGGTACGAATTTGGAGGTGTAAGATGGAAGAAAAGTCATCTTATGAATATTATTATTTCAGAAGAACTTCCCAAATACTACCGTTCAATTAAAATTAGCGATACATCTACGCAATCAAAAAATTTACAAGATTTTCTAGTTAATACAGAAAAATTAGATTCAAATATGAGAAATCAAATGGTTGACAATATTATCACAAAATTAGAAAATGTTTCTTTTAAAAATAATATTATTTCACAATTAATCTACCTTTTTAAAACACACGATCCAGATTTTTATATTAATTTAGATTCTATTCCAAATCTTGTAGGATTTAGAAATGGCGTATACGATTTTGATAAAGGAGCATTTAGAGAAGGGCTTCAATCCGACTGTATTACATTTTCTACAAATTATGATTACACACATTACGATAGTGATCTTCCACAAGTACAAGATATTTATGCATTTTTAAAACAAATTATTCCAAATAGAAAAGTATTAGAATATACATTAAAAGTATTAGGTAAATCATTAATTGGAGCTCCCGATGAAAGATTCTATATTTGGACAGGACTTTCTGGAGCTAATGGAAAATCTACTTTGGTAAACTTTTTAGAAAATACTTTAGGAGACTATATAACTTCTGTAGATGTCTCTCTTCTTACAAATAAAAGAGCAGGATCAGGCAATGCATCTCCAGATGTTGTTAGACTTCGTGGAAAAAGAATTTTTGCATTTCAAGAACCTGAACACGACGATAAACTTCGTACAGGTATATTAAAACAATATACCGGAGGAGATACTATTATTGCAAGAGAATTATTTAAAGCACCTATCACATTTAAACTTCAAGGGACAATGATCATGTGCTGTAATGATCTACCTTCAGTAAGTTCAGTTGACGGGGGGACGTGGCGAAGAATCAGAGTTGTAGAATTCAAGTCGAGATTTTGTGATAATCCAGTAAAACCAAACGAATTTAAAATTGACCCAACTATTAAATATAAAATTAAATCATGGAGACCTTACTTTATGAGTATACTTATTCATTGGTACAATAAATTCCTTGAAGAAGGTATGAACGAACCAGAAGAAGTTACAAAAGCAACTGCTAAATATAAAGTTGATAATGATAAATTTAATGAATTCTTTGATCAATCTTTGGAGGAACATACCTGTTCATTTGAAACAAACAAAAATATTTATAGTCACTTTTCTAGTTGGTGGTCTAATAATTATCCTAATTCAAGAATTCCTGAAATTAAAGATCTCAGACGTGCAATGAAAATTAAATTCGGAAATGAAAAAGAACAAATCATAGATGGATGCATGAATTATGGTTTCAATGTTAAAATAAAACATAACAATAAAGCAGAAATAATAGATGACATTGAAGAAGACCTTTAAAAATGTTTATTTTATTTATCTATAAAAGTTTTTAAAGTTTTTATTTTTTTTATAAAGTACTATTAATGAACAATACATCTATATATACCATTGATGAACCTTTAGATGAACCTTTAGATGAACCTTTAGATGAACCTTTAGATGAACCTTTAGATGAACCCATCCATCAATCTACCCATCAATCTACCCATCAATCTACCCATCAATCTATAGATGAACCTATTAATCAAAAAATTTTGAAAAGCAAGTATGAATGGGAAGCTTTATCAGATATTTGGGCTGAAAAAATATTATCTAATAATTTTTTTATAAAAAGTGATTCTATTTCTATTTCTATAGAAAATGCTTTATCAAATGCCGGATTTAAAACAACTAAAAATACATTATCTAAATATATATCTAAATATATTGATAGTTTAAGTATAATAGATTTTTCACAAATCATCAAAGATTATAGATTAAAATATAACAATTCAATCAATATAGGTAATTGGGACCCATATACTATAGTTAATAAAAAGGACTTTGTAAAAATAATAAAGGGAAAGGATTTCTTCTTTCAACCAGACCATACAACATTGTCTTTAATATCAGATTCATTAAAAATTAATCTTCTTGTTCTTTACAGTAGTGATTATTCTATTTTTTTTACTAATAAACAAATCGATTTAAATTCAAAAATATTAATGCTATACAGTGTAACATCAAATGAAATTAATTTAAATGACGATTTAGAAAATACGGATAATTATTACTTCCCATTGGGATTTAAACATATAAATAAAATAAAAACATCATTTTTATATTCTAATTTATATAAATATAAAGAAATACTAAACTTGTTGGATACTTCTAAATTGTTAGAAAACCACGCAATACACGCAATTAACTCACATATTACTTCATTGAATGATATTATAAATTATATAGAAGATAAAATGAAAACTTCTTTATCTAACAATGATAAAAAAATAATATTTAAAATATTAGTTGAAAAAATTAATTAAAGATACATTCTTCCACATCACATCCCATTCTTCCATATCCCCTTCCCATTCTTCCATATCCCATTCCCATTCCCATTCCCATTCTTCCACCATTTTTAATAGACTTTTTCTTTTTCATTGAAGATTTCTTTTTCATTGAACGTTTTTTCATTGAAGATTTATTTTTCATTGAACGTTTTTTCATTGAAGATTTCTTTTTCATTGAACGTTTTTTCATTGAAGATTTCTTTTTCATTGAAGATTTCTTTTTCATTGAACGTTTTTTCATTGAAGATTTCTTTTTCATTGAACGTTTTTTCATTGAACGTTTTTTAGATAAACTTTTATTGTAAAAATTTTTTTGTATAAAAGAAATATCAGATTTTACTTTTTTTGATATTTCTGGATAGCGATTTTTATTATAAATAGACAATATATTTAATCTTTTAATAATACTTGAATAAGAATTTTTTTGTAGTAGTTTTTTTAAAATCGAACGTCTTGATTTCATAGTATCTTTTATACGATACCCCCTTAATCCACCCGGTTTTAAATAAATCCTAACTTTTGACTTTTTTACACTTTTCATTTTATTTTGGATTTATACTTTATATATATATTTTATTTTTTTTAAATAACATGCACGATAATACATTTATGGCTTATCATGGCTTATCATGGCTTATCATGGCTTATCATGGCTTATCATGGCTTATCATGGCTTATCATGGCTTATCATGGCTTATCATGGCTTATCATCATTCTCTATAACACAATACACCGATACATCAACGTTACATATTGTTAAGATCCTATGGATCTAAAGTTTGTGTGAAAATATATAGATTTAGTACATAATTTATATTAAACGATGACACTCATATCTGAGCCGGCTGTATCTTGCATCCAAAAATATTTTATCACCAATTTTTTAATAAAATATTTGTACTTCCTAGAATATCTCTGTCTATATTATCAGCCTTTTTTTTGTAAAAGTATTACAAGATAAACATTTTGACTTGTATATTCTTCTTTTATTATTGTACTTTTACAAATATTTTTTTTAAAAGTACATAGTAAATACGATTAAAAAATGATTGAAAAAATAAATTGTCAAGATTTAATTGTATTAATAGCAGTACTATTTATTGTATTTTATTTTACAACAATTTTTAAAAAGGAAAATTTTGACAATATTATAAATAGTGATATGAAAACGATTAATAGAAAAAACAAAAGTTGTTCACAAGATTCAATTAATACTACTATAAAAGATTACATCTTTTCAACTCTACCATCTACTAGATAAATATTATACTTTTGTTAAAGATAACATTTAAAGACCGACTGTACCTGACTGTATCTTGTATCCGAAAATATTTTATCACCGATTTTTTAGGAAGCCTTTGTTTTTGTAAAAGTATTACAATCATATTTGACTTATCATATTAAAGAGATCCATGTTTAACATTCTTTTTGGGGTATTAGAGTTAGGTATTAAGCTATTATTTATTATTAGAGACCTAGTACCAGAGGGTATAACGTACTGGTTAGTTATCCCGTTTGCTCCATAAGAAATCTCACCTGATTCAACTGTACAACCAAAATCTACCAGATCGCCTTCTTTTCCGGTCATGGTTTTCGTCGCCTCCTGCTTGCGCACTGCCACAGCCGCTGCTATCTGCGCATTCATAGACGTAATCCGCTGAGAATGTTCAGCGTTAATTTTCGCAAATAACTCACTAAAACTAAATCTCTCTACATAATTTGCTTTGTAAAACAAATATAAGGAACCTATTATTATTGTAAATATACCTATAATCAATCCAGAGTTATTTTTCATTTTATATATTATAAAAATAAAATAGATAAATATAATGAATACCTTTTAACTGAATATAATGTTATTGAAACTGAACACTTTTTTGTTATTGAAACTGAACTTTAATTATCATTAATCTCTATCTAAATTTTCTTGATGATAGCTTTTATTTTAAAAAATATAAGAAATATATATATTTAAAATTTTTTGTTTAATAAACTTGTCATCATATTCTGCAAATATAATTTGCTTTCCATGTTTTAACTACGTCATCATTAGGATCAGCTTTATTCATGTTTCTTACTTCTTTTATACGGTCAACTCTCCGTTTAAAATCATCCATCTTCCTTTGAAAATCTTCCATCCCACCACTCATTTGTACTCTTTCAAATGTAGGCTCTGTTTTGGCTTCAGCAACAATCCTTTTTTGTAGGTTATCTATTTTTTCAGTATCTACACTTTTTATCGTTATTTTTTCATAGTTTGATTTTAAAGCATCTAGTAGTAAGCTGAATGTACTTACTGTACCAGCGGAAAAATACCTATGTATTCCATAAATGATTGCCACTATAAATACAGTTATAAAAGCTGTTGTTGTAGGAAATATCATAAAAGTATCTTTAACCATACCTACAATAATTTCTACAATACCAAGTATAAAATTTACAATTGTTGGTATTATTTTAAGAGGAGATAAAAATCCAAGAGTATCCATTGCAAATTTTAATGTAGGTACATTTGTTAACATTCCATAAGTTAGAGGAACTATATATTCATCAATTTTTCCAAATACACCAGCAATTATACTATATAAATCACCAATACCAGTTAATATAGCGTTAGTTGAAGTATATACTACTCTATTGAAAAAATTATAATAATAATTCATTGCACCCATTGCAGCTATAACTAGAAATCCATTAAATATATTTACTCTTAATGTTTTCGACATTGGTATAAACAAAGCAGGTATAAAAATATACTGTACAACAACACTAACTATATTAATATACGCAATATATATAAGATAGAATATCCTAGCCTTTATATATCCATACACCATTTTCCATTTTTCATTTACTGATTTATATAGCTCATTTAATGATGCAATAAAATTCTTAAATAGATTGGAAACAGTCTTCCATACTTGTATTAATATTAACGCAATTGGTTCAAAAATTTTTCCTATTTCATCTAATAATTTTCGGAAGGAATCTGTAAAAAATTGTAGTATTGCATTTGCAATCTCAGTTATTTTATCTTTTATAAACTTGTACCCATCAATCAAACCCGCTACTATTTGATCTTTTATGTTTAGAATAGCGTCTATTATATTTCCAAATGCGTTTTTTATAAATTTTGTTACTTCATCAATTGTACCCGTAACAAATTTCTTAACTGTATTTATACCCAATGTTAAAGTCTGCTTGAAAGCGGTTATCGATGTAGCTAAATCTGTAAAAGGTTTTGTAAGTGGCTCGATCACAGCGGCAAATGCCGATGATATTCCATTTGCTATACCTTTTATTGCATCTGTGATTGCATTAAATGGACAAATTCTGTTGAATTTGAGGGGGGGGATTTTTAAAATTTTAAAATCCATCTCGCCAATAATTTGAAATTCTGGAATACATGCCTCCCCCATTATCCTCGCCAAATCGTTAAACGGTTTTATAAGTTGTGCTGGAATGTTTGTAAAGAAATTCTGCATTTTAGAAAAAACATCACCCATTTGCGCTACTAACGTCGCTATAGGGTCGAAAATGTGAGTTTGAATTTGGGTTTGAACCGATTCAATTGCATCAGTTATTTTAATCATTAAATTATGTCTTATATTGTCCATACTTTGATATATTAAACCAGCCATATTCACTACACCATCTTTAATATTTACAAACATGTCAAGTATATTTGTTGTTAAATCTGAAAGAGTCTTTGTTACTTTATCTATAAATTCTCTTTTAATGGTATCATAAAGATAGCCTACTTTACCAATAATATCTGCCAATACTCTTGTAATAGGCTCCATTGCTTTCCAAATTTTACTTATTTCTTCCATAACAGCCTTAGGAATGTGAGTAGTAACAATATCACCAAGCCACGCTATAAAATCAGTTGCGTATTGTTTAACAGATTGTAATTCATGCGAAACAGTACATAACTTGTCTTCATCTACTACACATCTAAATATATTTTTTGCAAAACCTGTAGGTTTTTCGCATTCAGAACAAAATATTGGCACTTTATATACGTATACAAAAGCTATCACTGCTATACATAAAAAATATACTAACAACTTTTGTAGGATCATTATATTAGATAAATAAAATTATTTTTTATAAAAATAATTTTATTTATTTATTGTATATGTATATTGACATTTATACTCTTACATTATTACCATTTGTTTTATACATTATTACAAAAAACAAGATTGTTTGTATTTTTTCATTTATATTCATTTTGTATTTTTCAAGAACACCAAATAAAAAGTTGAGTAAAGTTGATCCTACTATTTTTTATTCGCCTAGCTCAGGATACGTTAAAAATATATTTACAGATAAAGACAACATGAATATTTCTTTATTCTTAAATATATTTGATAATCATACTCAATACATACCAATAAAATCAACAATTGTTTCTTCAATTAAAAAAAATGGTACATTTTTGCCAGCGTATAAAGAACATTCTATTAATAACGAACAGATTATACATACATTATATAATAAAGAATACGACTTTTATTACAAGGTTACTCAAATAACAGGAATACTTACAAGAAGAATTGTTATTTTTGCAAAAAAAGATACACTTTTAGAACCAGGAGACCAATTAGGTATCATTTTATTAGGATCTCGTGTAGATATATCAATTCCATTATCAAAAGTTGAAAATGTATTTGTAAAAAAAGATACACATATAGATGCAATGACTGAAATGTTTAATTTAAAAACCACAGTTCTCTCCTAATCAACATATTTATTAGGAATTACTGTGTTATATTATTTCCAATCAAAATTGGGCTTTTTAATAAAATCTGGGGTATTCATATAATTAGCTGTAAATTCAGTAAATGGAGGTATATCCATTATCGCTACCATATAATAAACAACTTTGTTTTTGACATTCATTCTATACAAATTACAATTTGGTTTCCACGAATGATTTATTTTAGAACCAAAATAAGTAATTATACCATTTTCATCTATAGCAACATCTATTAATTGACCACTTTGTATATATTCTTTTGTATATATTCCACAACCATGAATTTCTGAATTTGACAAATACCACATATAATTAAACAAATAAAATAAAAAATCAAAATATTTTTGCGAATATCAAAAAAGATAATGGAGCTACAAAAGGTATCAAAGCGATTAGAAAAGTTAAGAGATAATTTAGAAAAAGCGTATACAAAAGATATTAAACAAATTATCGAAAATATTTTTAAAGAATACACTATTTTACATAAAGGTACATGTGATACTGTATCTGAGGAATTATTCTTGAACAAATTTTTGTTTAATATGAAAGAACAGGTACCTATTTGTTTAGGTATTTCTCAAAATGGTAACAAGTGTTGTAGAAAGTCACAACCTTATAGCAATTATTGTAAAACTCATTTTTATTTAGAATTCAAGAAAAGAAATGACACTGTTAATGACACTGTTAATGACAATGACAATGACATTGTTATATATAAATGTAATAATCAAAATTTAGAAAATAAAGAAAACTTGGAAAAAATTTTTATAGAAGATGCTTTTTATTATAAAGATCATCAGTTTATTTACGATACTGAAGATTATGAAAAAGTTGGATATATTGACACTGAAGGTGTGTCAATTTTAACAGATGATCCATTTATTCTTGGGTAACTTTAACTCTGTATAAATCTACCAATAAATCTTTAAAATTTTTTAAATATTCTTCTTGATTACATACTTTACCATTCTTAAATTTACTTCTAGTATCTATTTTTAAATTTTCCCAAAATGAATAATCTTTTTTTTTCAATTGACATATTTTATCAATTAATTCATTTTCATCATTTGCAACATAAAAATCAAGATTGCTATTCTTTAAAATACTACATGATACATTTTGAGCATGAAAGTAATACGTAGAATCATATAAAGAAAAAACAGGAACGCCCATATATAAAGCTTCACATGTTGTTGTTGTACCAGAATAAGGAAATGTATCTAACGCTATATCTACTTTATTATAAGTTAATAAATGATCACGGTGTGATATTGTACAATCTAAAATTGTAATTCTTGAACGCACTTTAATATTAAATTTATTAAGGAAATTATTTGCAATCTTTGTATTAATCAAAGCTTTTGTTTTAAAAACAAATCTTGTATTGGGGATTGTAACCAAAATATTATTGTAGATTTTTATTACGGAATCAGTAATTTTATTTATACGATTAAAACATCCTATAATAATTTCTTTTTCATGTTCTTTTTTTATTTTCAACTCGGAATCTCTTATAATAGTATTACCTGGATTATAACATAAAAAGCAATTCTGTAATGCTATTAATTTTTCACTATAAAATTTTTGTGAAATAGTAAAATCTCCATCGCAAATATTATCTGTAATACGATAATCCATTTCTTCAAGGCCTGTAGAATAAGGATAACCAATATAAGTAACTTGTATAGGACTTGGTTTCATAGCAAAAATATCCAATCTATTAAATGCTGTATGACCAGCTAAATCAAATAATATATGAATATGGTCATTGTATATCATTTGTGATGCACTTTCAGCAGACATGTTTTTTATAGTCTTAAATTTTAAATTTTCATTAAAAACAGATGTATTAATAATACATTCAGAATAACAAGTTACATTAAAAATAGAATCGTCAAAATTTTTCAAAAAAGTACTAATAAAAAAACTAACAGGGTGATCTTCAAAATCGCCTGATATAATCCCTATATTAATTTTATTTTTTCCGTAAAATGATTTGTCAAAAGAGTATTTACTATTACCTTTTTTATAAAGTTTGTTTACAAGTTTATGTTGATTGTAAATATACATCTTATCTTCAAATTGATCAAATAAATAACTTAGATTCATTAATTTATTCTGAAAAGGCAATGTAAATGTAGGACAAATCTGAATAGATTTATTATAATATTCGACTGATTTAGAATTATCTCCATTGTAAGAATGCATATGTCCATAATTTAAATACAATTCAGTTAATAAAAAAACAGAGTCAGTTGAAATAAAACACTTTTTATAATTTTTTATACCTTTTAAATAAGAAATTTCAGCCAAATCTGTACGACGCATTTCTGTGTAAACAACACCTAATTGATTTTGAATATCTGGATCATCGGAATCTATTTTTTCAGCTTTTAATAAATAAAACAATGATTCTGGCCATTTTTTTATAGAACGGAATATACAAGAAATTCCATTATAACTATTTAACAGTAATTTCCTCTTTTCATCACCATTTAATTCACTAGTTAATTTTATAGCAAGTTTATAATGTATTAATGATAATTCTAATTTATTGAGTCTTTGATAAATATAACCTAAATTATAATGAATTGTTTCATTCTCTGGAGCATACAATAAACCTTCTTCTAAATATTGTAAACATTTTGCTAAATCATTTTGAGAAAATAAACATAATTGAGTACAAATACTTGTTATTTGCTTTAACGCAAATATATCATCAAAAGATACTTGTAAAATTTTTTGAAAACTATTTATCGCTTTAACAAATAGAGATTCGTTTTCCTTTGACAATACGGTATTTTCATTTGTTCTACGAATAGAACTCTTTTTTAAATTATCAGTTTGTTCTTTAATTTCCATTTCCACATAATTTTTATACAAAGTACCAAGAGTAAAATAACTGTCTATATAAATATCCCTTGATATTTTTGGTTTGCTATCTATTAATAAATAATCAGTTAATTCTAAACAATCTACAAAATTTTGCAACAATTCAATTGCTTTTATACGATACATCTGTGAATCTTTATCTGACTCTAACTCTATTGTTTTAGAAACATAACCATTAACTGTTTTTAAAATAGTATTAAAGTTTTTTAGTACATATTCTTTATCTTTTATTTTAAATACTTCAGACATTTTACAGTAATAAAATATTTTGTTTTTAAATAAACTTCACCCCAAAAATTAAAATAGTAAAAAATAATAAAAATCTAAAGAAATTATTGAGCCCCAAAAAGTAAAAATAGTAAAAAATAATAAAAATCTAAAGAAATTATTGAGCCCCAAAAAGTAAAAATAGTAAAAAATAATAAAAATCTAAAGAAATTATTGAGCCCCAAAAAGTAAAAATAGTAAAAAATAATAAAAATCTAAAGAAATTATTGAGCCCCAAAAAGTAAAAGTAGTTTAAAATCTATTTTATTTTTATTTATAAAAATAAATGAGTAATCAATATGGGATGAAACAATCAAGAAAACCTTTAAAAGGTCAAATGGTTTCGTCAAATTATGGTAGTTTTGAAACGCTTGTCGTTTCAAATTTACAATTAGAAAATATCAATATTGCAGGTCTTTTTCAAGATGGTGTTTTTGAAAATGTTATTATAAGAGATTCCGAAATTTCAAATACTGTTATTGGTGTAGATTCTCCCAATGTGGGGAGTTTTACAAATTTAAAGGCGTATCAAAATGTTAATTTTTTAAGTAATACGTTTGATTCATATGTTTCATGGGATCCATCAACATCAACTTTTACTATTAATAATGGCGAATTTAGAGTAAATGGATGTTCGTATTTAGATAATATTGAAGTATGTAGAAATGACATTATGGCTATAAATCCCAATGGATCAATTAATATGTATCCAGAAGGTGTAGGTAGTTTAAATTTATACGGTCCTGTCAATATAAATAGCACATTTGGAAATTTTTATACTAAAGTTTCAGATGGAGGTGCTACATTTAATATAAAAGACAACTTTTTTATAAATTCATCAAAAGGGTCAAGTTCTATTTCAACTTTTGGAAAACATACTTATAATACAATCAATGGGGATATAGAATTACGTACAGAAACTTGCGATCCAGTTAATATTTCATTAATTAATGTTACAAGTTCTTCTATGCAAATAACAACTTTTGAACCACATAATCTTCTTTTGGGAGATTCTATAAAATTTACAGACAATTTCGAAGGTATTTTTGTTGTAAATTATATTTCATCTGATAATAGTTTTTCATTAAATTATTCTAGTCTATTAATATCAACATCAACTGATATTACAAATGGATCATTTATAAAAGTTCCTTCAAATAATATCATTTTAAATACTAAATCTTTTGTTCAAATACCATCTGATACAAAAGTTAGTTTTGGAACTACATCAAATGCTATTTCTGGTAATACTGGAAGTTTATTAGTAAAAAGTTTAGGAAATACTGTTTTTAATGTACCCAGTTTACAAATACCTGAATTTACACCTATTCAATTTACATCTAATATTACAACTGGTTCTGGATTTTTAACTACAGGAAATAAAATTTTGTACGATGGCACTGATATGAATTTTATAGGTAATAACAAGTTACTTTTTTCTAGTAATTTAACACAAATCAATTCAACAAATACAAGATTTTACGATCCAGTTTTAACAATTGGTGATTACACTCTTCAAACCTTAGATTTAAAAGATCGTGGTATAGAATACAGATATTTGAATTCATCGGGATCTATGAAAACAGGATGGTTTGGATATAAAATGTCGTCTAACAAATTTACATTTATACCAGATTCTACAAATACAAATGAAACAATTTCTGGGACGCCAGGTGAATTTGAGATTGGTAATATTAGTGCAAATAATATTACAATACAATCAAGTGGTATTTTTGATTTAAATTGTGGTCAATTAATTAATACTAATAAAATAATAGGATGTGGAGGGTATTTAAATGTGGTAGCTTCAAACGCATTCAATTTAACATCCGGATCTATTAATATAGGTGCAAGTAATAGTATAAATATTCCCAATAATATCCCTATTAATATAGGTACAAATGGAAGTTTTATTATAGAAACTACAGGTGGAAATATAAATGTATCTTCTTTAAAAAACATTTGTATTTTTACACAAAGAAAAGGTTCTATTCATATACCAATTGAAACTAAAATTTCATTTGACGGATCTAATTCACAAAGCATATATTCAAATACTTTTGGAAATTTGTATATAGATGGCAATAAATCTATTTACTTGACAACAACATCTGGAAATATTATTTTACCCCCAAATGTGTTTGGGGCTACATCTAGTAGTTTGCAATTTGGAAATGATTCCGAAGTTATTTATGGAAATACAACTGGTATTTATATTTTTTCAAGAAATTCTATTAACGAAACTTCATTAGTAAATATTAATCAAAATGCTGGTGGAAATTTTAATCAAACTATTTCTGGAAATGTAAACGAAATTGCTAATGGTAATGTTAATATAACAAGCATTTTAGGAAATATATCATTGCAATCAAATAATGGAGATATTACTCTTTTTTCAACAAATGGTAATATAAGACTTTTAGCAGGTTCAAGAATTGTATTTGGTATTTCTGACACAAGTAATTCAATTCGTTCAGATACTGTTGGTAACTTGGTTATTAATGGAAATAATTCAAATATAATTGATATAAAAAATGCAAATACAATAAATTTAAATGCGTCATCAAATATTCGTATTTCAACTGGAACTACAGTTTTTTTCAGTTCTGATAATTCTAGATATATAGTATCAGAATCAAGTGGTAATTTTAATATAACTAACAATATCGGAACTACTACACTTGATTCTCTTAATACTATACTAAACAATACATCTGGATCTTTATCTATAAAAAATATATCAACTAATATAAGTTCAAATTCTTTAACTGTATCTGGTGACACAGTTTTTCTTAATACGCAACACGTTAAAATAAGAGATCCCATTTTAACACTTGCAAATTACAATTTAGTATCAAATGATCTATTAGATAGAGGTATCGAGTATAATTTTTACCCCACAATTGGCTCTTTACAAAGTGGTTGGTTTGGAAGAAAAAATAATACAAATCTATTTACTTATTACAAAAATTCTATTAATAATAACGAAATTGTTAGTGGTACTTTGGGTAGTGCACAATTTGATAGTCTTTTTTTACAAAATGAAATAACCTTTTCTGGTACTGGACCTGGTAATATTAATATGAATTGTGGAACAATTGCTAATTTAAACACTATACTTGGTTGTAATGGAACAGTTAATATTAGTACTAATAATATTGTATTATCTGGTACTAGTAAAGTACTTTTACCTTATAATACACCACTCTCTTTTGGTAATACTAATAATAGTATATCATCCGATTCAAATGGATCATTCGTTATTACAGCGATGGGTGGTTCAGGAACTGTTATTTTAAATTCAAATGTTCAAATTAATGGCACTACTTCAAATATTTATAGTACTGTAACAAATATTCAAGATCCTATTTTTTCTATTGGTGGAGTCTCAGGACCTTTATTAAATGATGCAAAAGATAGAGGTATCGAATTTAAATGGAACCACGACAATACAGTGTCTGGGTCAAAAACTGGATTTTTTGGATTTAAAAATTCACTCCAAAGATTCGTCTTTATTAGAGATGGAACTAATCTTAATGAAGTTTATACCGGCAGTTATGGCAATGTACAATTTGGAAATGCATTGTTAACCCATATTGATTTACAAAATGGAACTATTTCTAACCTCAATACAATTTCAAGTAACATGTTAATTATTAATAGTAATGATAGTATTACTTTACGTTCTAATAATATAAATATTCCTCAAAATTCATTTTTAAATTTTGGTTCAAGTTCTAATGGTAATAGTATTTCTACAAATACATTGGGCAATTTAGATATAATTACAAGTTCTGGAAATGTTAACTTTTTGTTAAATCAGAATAGTTCTATTAATTTCCCACAAAATATACCTTTAAATTTTGGAAATGTCTCTTCTGGTAATTACATAATATCAAATACTAACGGATCATTCGTTATTAACAATTCATCTGGAAATATAAATTTGGTACCAACAGTATCATCTGGAAGTGTCAATATACCTACATATAATTATTTGAATTTTGGATCGGGTTCAACTAGAAATAGCTTATATAGTGATGGTCAACAATTATTTATAAATGGATATAGTGGTATTAATATAAATAGCACTAGTTTTAATATAGGTGGTAATGTTAACATTACCGGTACTATAACAGCCGCTGTAAATGCAGATTTTGATCTTAATCGTTATATTTTACCATTAGGTACATCACAAATACTCAATATTGCATCTGTAGAAAATTACAATACTACTACTAATACAAATGGAAATTTTATTAAAATCACAACAACCACACCTACTTATTATACAGTCGGAGATTCAGTTACTGTAACTAATACGGGTAGTTTTCCTTCCGTAGACGGAACTTATAATGTTTCCGGAATCCTTTCATCTACATCATTTTTTATTAATAATATCCGAGGAACACCACTCACAACTACAAGTGGATCTATCGGTACAGTTAAAAGTAACTTGATGACATATCAAGGTAAAGATGTAGGTATTCAAGTTAATTATTGGAATGGAATTGGTATAACATCAGGTAGTTCTGGATATAAAACTGGATTTTTCGGTTTTAAAAATAATACAAATAGATGGTCATTTTACAATAATGCAACTATCACAGATAATATTGTTACAGGAACACTTAGTGATATACAAGTAAATACTGTATATACAACTTTTATGAGCGGATTTGGATTGCAAGGACCAGTCTCCGCTGGATCAAATCAAATCAGCGGTAATAATTTTCAAGTTTTAGGTGGAAGTATCAATGGAACACCTATCGGAGCAAATACCGCTCAATCTGCTAGATTTTCTACTCTAAGTAATACAGTTAGTGCTTCGTTGCAAAATGTTACATTAACAAGTTCTTTGGCTTATACATTTGAACGTTACACTTTGTCTTCTTCAGGGTTAAATTCAAGAAATCCAAGTGTATCTACAGTTGTCTCTTTATTTAGTGTTTCTGGACCTAGTTATACAACAAGTTCTGGCACAATGCCATCAAATTCGGCAAATATTCCAGATGGTACATTTAAAATATTAGTCTGTAGTTCTTTGGGAATTGGATCATCTCATACTGTATTTTTCGGTACAAATAAATTAATAGCTCCTAATCCCCTCGATTCTAATTCTGTACCCACACGTATTATTTTTAAACGCCAAGGACAAACAGCGAAATTATTATTTGATGCACAAGGAAATGGAGGACTCGGGTGTTGGATTCTTTTAACAAGTGGTGTTTACGTTTCATAATTTATCACGTTTCATAATTTATCACGTTTCATAATTTATCACGTTTCATAATTTATCACGTTTCATAATTTATCACGTTTCATAATTTATCACGTTTCATAATTTATCACGTTTCATAATTAATTTATTTATTATTTATTTATTTTTTATTTGTTTAATTATATGTATTCTATAGACTTGACAAAAATACAAGACAACTCTAACAACTCTGAAAAACCTATCGGATTTATACAAGAAGATTTTCATTCAGAAGTTTTGGATTTTTTATTCGAATTACTTCAAAATAGAAAATTAATACTTTATAATAATACTGACAGATACGGTAATAAAAGTTTATACATTCAAAAATACAAAAATTTACAAATAAAAGATCTAAATCATTTTATCCCAGATCTTACTTTTAAAAAATTACATAAATTATTCGTCATTTCTCACGACAACATTTTTCATTTAAAACTTTTAGAAAGTTTTAAAGACAATATTATATTTATTGCCCATAGTAAAAAACATATACAATCATATAATAATTTGAATATGAATTATTTTTCCTTAACACCTCTTTTATGTACAGATAATTACATGTTACCAATTATCAATAAAACAACCTTCACCAAAGATACCGAAAATACCGAAAATACCGAAAATATTAATATTTTTAATCTAAATAAAAATTGGGATTATTTAAAAAATTTATGTAATAAAAACAATTTGCATATTATCATAACAGTTGGCTATTTTATAGAAAATAATAGGAATTTAAAATTAATTGAAGAATTATTAAATAGTAAAAAAATTATGTTGATTGCTTTTACACCAGAAATTAGTAAAGAGTTGAATCATTATATTTCTAAATATCCTCAAAATATATTTACAGCAATCGGGATATCAACTGAATTATTAAAACATAGCATATCTTATTTAAACATTAATCATTTGTTGTTTTGCCCACCTCCCAATTCAACTTTCTTTAAAGAAAGTTGGTCTGGTACTTTAGCATTCGGATTTGATAATAATTTAAAAGTTATTATACCTGAAGAAATTGTACAAATATATGATTTCAAAAATGATCATGTTGTACAATATAAAAATGCAAATGATATCATAGATTGCATTTTTAATAATAAAATAATATTTAATACAGATTTACAATCTTGGAAAAATCAAATTTTCTCAAGAAATATAAAGATAATTTCCAGTTTGATAAAATAAAAGATAAAGATTTTTGAAATAAGTTTATTTACTTAATAAGAAAATTCCTATACCATTCCACCAAGTATTTTTTCCTATATGATTAGGCATACCTTCCACTTCTTCACTACTTAAAATTTCTTCGTGTTTAAATTGAATATTTAAATTTAAATCACGTATAGCTCTCATAGTACCATTTCTTACTTCAGACCAGCACCAATCGTCAACTATAAAAATAAATTGATCTTCTAAAATAGGAAGATAATATTCTAATGATTTATAATGATCTTCTTCAGTATGAGCTCCATCGTATAAATAAATGTTGAATTTATATGGGATACATTTTAAATCTACACCCCAACAATCACTTTCTATTAAAGAACAATCACAATCTCCTTTAAATTTTTCTATGTTTTCTATAAAAATATTTGCATCCCCGTTAAATTGACACCAATTATCAATAAATAAAGCATCTATCTTGTTTTTATAAATAGCACTAATACTAGAACTTCCATACCAAGTTCCAATTTCCAAATAATTAGTTTGAGTTTCTTGTCCTTCATAATTAGAACAAATATTATTATAAAAATGTCTAGTATTTGTCCCAGTATAACCTTTATATTCTAATATTTCTTTACCTTCTTTTGTACTTGAATCAATTTTTGAAATTTTATTTTTGGCATTAATAATAGATTTACAAATATGACCAATAATTTTCATTGTTTTATCATCAAAATCTGATTCTTCTCTTTTTAATACATCATCGTTATATTTGTCAAGATTCCAATACATATAATATTAAACACTATTTTTTTTACAATTTTTAAACTTGACTTGTCATAAATATCTTATATCTTATATCTCGTATCTCGTATCTATAAATCTAGATTTTTATGTATATCATCTAAATTTCCAATAGATAATTGTGTTACTTGTTCATACCCATTTATATTTAATCTACAATCTATTTCCTTTAATACATCTATTATTTTGCGATTTTTGTAATTGTTATTAATTGTTTCTAAAAAACAACCTGTAAAAGCACCTTGTTCACCTGTATCGGCAGATGTTTGCGAATCTAGACATCCAGAAAACATGTATACGTCAGCTTCCGTTTCAATCTTTTTTTTACTGTTTTTTATTAAATATAAAATATATTGATCTACCCAGTCAGTTTCATTATATTCTTCTCTTCCATTATTTTTTTGACGTTGATAAATTAAATTGTATTCTAAATTTAAAATAGTACCACTATGACAACAATCGGCAAAACTCCATAAAGTTACACCTTTTGGTAAAATATTTGCCAAATTATCATATAACCATTCGTCGGTTATAAATCCATTTCTAATGTAATCAAGAGGTACTAAGACCTCATCTAAATCTACATCTACATCTACATCTACATCGTTACTTGAATTGTCAGTTGTTTTGTCATCTTCATTTGGATTTATTTGAGTTCCATGGCCAGAATAATAAAAAAACAAAGTATCACCTGACACTACATCTTTAGCTAATAAAAGAATAGATTCTTCAATATTTTTACGTGATGCTTTAATATCACTTTTATCAGTTAATTTTGTTATATTTTCCCTTTTATAATTACAGTTGTCTACTATAAATTTTTCAATGTTGTTTACATCATTCATACATCCTCCTAATTCATGTTTTGTTCCTATATAATTTATACCTATTAAAAGTGCTCGCTTCATCAAGTATAGTATAAACACAATAAATAAAATATACGATAATTGCAAATTTAAAATGTCGATACGATAGACAACAATCTAATTTCATGTAATATAATTTGACTAATAAAACTATCTCTCACCACCACCATCTGAAATAAAACCAGAAATTGTCTTTAAACATGTCTTATTTACATTGACGAATAAATAATAGATGAGATTTTTTCAATTTATTATTTACTTATTTTGCTTATATTTTGCTTATATTTTGCTTATATTTTGCTTATATTTTGCTTATATTTTGCTTATATTTTGCTTATATTTTGCTTATATTTTGCTTATATTTTGCTTATATTTTGCTTATATTTTGCTTATATTTTGCTTATATTTTGCTTATATTTTGCTTATATTTTTATAAAGTAATTTAATTTAATTTAATTTAATTTATACTTATTTTAATTTATACTTATTTTAAAGTAATCTCTTGCAAATGTTGATATATTTGTTTGGTTTCTTGAATATACAACTAATGTGCGAAAAGGTGTAGTGACAAGTGTAGCATAAGAGAGATTTGATTTGGTTTTATTATGTTTTAAAATATCAAATAAAATTCTTTTGTGTCTGAGTTTAGTATATATTTTAGCATCTATTCCAGAATTTAAATCGCCAGTAATTGTGATAAAATTACGTTCGTCATTTGTATAAATTTCAATAGAATGCATACGGTTGCGGGGATCAGGACCAAGTGTGGGATTTGCGGTTTGATTAATTACATCTCTAATAGCTTCAAGTATGGGTGTAATAGGTGATGTAAAATGTTTATCACAATAAAGTTTAGACTGTATATTTACTCTACATTTTTGTTGTAAATCTTGCAAGGTTTCAATGGAATTTAAAAAAACTTGTTCTCTTAATTCATTTGGCAAATCTTGATAGGTTGACATTTATAATATATTAATAAAATAAGTTTGTGATATTATTATTTTTAAGCAAAGATCAACGTTACACTTCTTTAAATTTTCATACGAGATATAATAACCACACTTAGAAACAACAGAAGACAACTGTAATGAAGATGTATTTTTATTTTAGACGTTATTATATATCATTTTCTTTTGAATGTCAAAGTCGTTTATAAAATCGAGGTGTTTTTTGAATAATTTTTCTTCATAATCGCTAATTACCAATTGAAGATGGAGTCTTTTCGTGGAAGTGTAAATTCCAAGTATTCTTAAACTTTGTAAAAAACTGGTTTTGCTTGACCTTACTTTTGTTATTTGCCATGTTAGATGTCTTGTGTAATCGCTAGAGACATAACTAAGACCTCTACTTGAGAGTCTATTTGCTATGAATATTATATGTTTGTGTTCTTTTAAGCTATCTATGATTTTTGATATAGACTTGAATTTGAATATTTTTTTGGTGTTATGTAAGTACAATGTTTTTTCCGAAGTCAATAATACAATAGGGATATTTACAAATATATTTGCCAATGTATTAGCGCAGCTTACCATTTGTGTTACGTAAGAGTACTTGTTTATCAACATAATTCCCGTATCCGATTTTTTAAATTTATTTACATAGTCAATTTCGTTGTCTTTGGTGTTCAAATTTATATTCAAGTCACCGATACCATAATAATTTGGATTTAGAGGAATTTTTATACAATTGTCATATACCATACTATTAAATGGTGTAGCTGTTACATGTACAATTTTACGTACATTATGTTTCTTTTTCAAAGGACATGAAAGTATAGTCTGATCTGACTCGTCAAGAATCAATATATACTTAAGAGGTTCTATTTTTTTAAAATAACTATATCTATACTTATTGTTTAAAATCAAGATCAGGTTTTTAGTTATTTCTTTTGTATTTTTATCGATTATTTGATATTCAATATTTTGCGATTTAAATCTTTGTTCATATTGTTTTAATACTAACAATGAATTTTGAATTACCAATACCTTTTTTTCCGAGACGTTTTCTTTTATGTATTTTATAATTTCTACAGTTTTTCCACCTTGGACATCTCCATAAATCAATACGTTTTTTTCCATACTGTCAAGTGTATATTGAGTAATACGACTCTTTAATACATTTGCTACACGTGCATCTCCAGTGTAACTAACTATGCGATCCATTATTTCAACTGGTAATTGGGGTACCTTGCTAGTCAACGCACTTGACATACTTGACATACTTGACATACTTGACATATTTGTTAGACGTATATACAATTTTTCTATGTTTTCTCTTTTAATTCAATTTTTTATAATTAGCTGCGCCACCTACTGGTGTAAATAAAAAATTGAATTAAAAGAGAAAACATAGAAAAATTGTATATACGTCTAACAAGTATGTGTGATCTCGCTAAATCTATTAATCAAATGAACAAGTTAGCGATTGCTGACAAAGAAATTTTGGAAGAATCTATTATTAATAGAATGAACAACATTTATTTGAACGAAAAGTTTTCTTTTATTCATTCCAAAAATGCAATTATGAATGTTGGGGAATTCAAGGGGTATTATTGTTTTATAACTGATATTACACCAATTTGTGTGGAAGTAAAGTTTGAAGGAACGGTGTATGTTTTTGTAAATGGGGAAACTAAAAAAATTGGTGAAAATATTAAGACTAGTTATGGCGAATCTATTATTTTGGATATTATTCCAGAAATGTATGAGATTTATGATATGAAGAAGAATATGAACATTCGTTTACCTTGTGAGGCTTTTAGTGTTATGATTGTATTAAAAAATGGAAATTTATTAAAAAAAAATGGAGAAAAATATTACTATGTAAAAAACATTAAAAATGAAAATGGAAATGAAAATTTTGTAGAGACGGATTTTGCTCGTGAAGCAAATAACATTGGGTTTACTTTTATGGAAAATGAAATCTTAAACGTGTACGCTAAGGTGATTGACGAAAAGTACACTGAATTTTATGGAAATTCTGGTAAAGTATTGCGAAATATTGGTAAACAATACCAAGTTTCTTTTAATCGTTGTGTTATTTTAAAAAAGACGACAGTAAAGAATTTAGATGGTGATAATGTTTTAATTAAAAGTGGAGTTTACAAAAACAAGATTGGTAAACTTGTAAAAGTATATGAAAACAATTATACTGTAACTTTAAATGCAAATGCTAAAAAATTGTATGAAATTTATGTTAAAGAAGAAAATGGGTATATTTCTAAAAAAATTGTAAAAGAAAATCTTTTTAACATTGACATTGTATTAAAATCTGGAAATTATTTTCAAGTTAAACAAATTATTTCAGAAGGTATCTTTTTAGGCCAAGAACGTGTTGGCAATCAATCTATTATTGAAAGGGAAATTACAATGGATGAAATTGAAATGATTGATTTTAAAATTATTTCTAAAAACCAAAAAGAAAGTAAAGTTGAAGATGAAAATGAAAATGAAAATGAAAATGAAAATGAAAATGAAAATGAAATTGTAGATACATTGGAAGAAAAGGAAGAAATCTTAGCGGATGACATGGATGATGAAAGGGAGATTGACCAATACGATGACGATAATGATAATGATAATGATAATGATAAAGATAAAGATAAAGTAGGTGAAGAAGTTGTAGAAGTGGAGATGAAGAGTACATTTAAGGATTCTAGTAGATTAAATACAATGGAGAAAAGGTTATCCGACAAAGAAAATGACATATTAAAAACTATAGAAAAATGTAAAAAATCATTAGAATACGATACGGAAGACAAGTATACAATAATTGACAAGGTGAATGAATGTGTAGAAGTGTTTAAAAATGAGTTGTTAAAAATAACTAAAGTTAAAGTCAAGACAGATTTAGTAAAAAAGTCAGATTATACATTTATGGTAGCTCTTATATTATTATACGATTTGATAAAAGGTGGTTATACAATGCAAAAATCGTTTGATGGTTATATTGAAAAGTTGTATAACGAAGGATATATAAAGGGTACATTTATTTCAGGAAGTATATTTTTACGAAAGGATAAAACTGACATATCCGAATCTATTTTTTCATGTATACAAATGACTGATTCGGAATACGATATTACAAAGGAATTATTAAAAAAGAAAAATCATCTAAGCGTGATAAAAATAATTATGAAAAACTGTGATAAATTATTGCAAAATATATTTGGTAAAGTGATATTTAATTACGATAATAAGATCGAATATATTCCTATTATTCGTAAAGATAGATCAGATTATACAAAATATTTCTTAACAAGTAGAGATATAGTATCAAATAATGTATCAAGTGATGCAAGGACCATATTAAATGGTCCTTTAATTAAAAAATGGATTGACGAATTAAAAAGAAAGGAAATGTGTATAAAGGATGAAAAATCAAAGGAGATTTATAGATTTGTCATAAAGAATTTCAACAAAGCTCCTATGATATTAAAAAATGTGGATATAAAGAGTGATATAAAATACGTTGAATTGGATAGAGTATACAGTAAATATGTATTAAAATTGTCAGGTCATTTAAAAGAAAGGGACATTGTACGTAAAAAGAAGATTGAAAAAAAGAATACAGAAAATATGAGAATATTATCAAATAGAATTTAGTTTTATTACTCGTTCTCTTGAACTACAATAATGATGATACTGTAACATCATTTTAACCAGACCAGACCAGACCAGACCAGACCAGCTAAAGCATTTTCTGTACCTATACCTATATATATATTTTGTTTAAAAATTGAATAATTTTAAAAAAATATATATAATAAAAATAAAGCACATATGACTAACAAATACTACCAAGATACTTTTGAAGAATACGATTATATATACGATCGTGTTAAAACAAATTCTAAAAAAATAAAAAAAAAAATTTACACTTCTAAACACGTCCGTATTCAACAATCAAAAATTAAATAATATTTCGAAATACAATTAGAAGATGGAATATAAAAGAACACCCATCTGATTATTCCTACAACAATCAGATTGTAAAATTAGAACTAAACAAAATGTTATTTATTGTAGAGTTTCTTCTTCTAAACAAAAAGATAGATGCTTATATCTTAGTAGTAGATATACAGATTATAAAATTATTAAAGACATTTCCAATAATTTAAGAAGTCCAGGTCTTTTAGAATTAAGTCCTGATCAAATGTCTTTAATAATTTTATAATCTGTATATCTACTACTAAGATATAAGCATCTATCTTTTTGTTTAGAAGAAGAAACTCTACAATAAATAACATTTTGTTTAGTTCTAATTTTACAATCTGATTGTTGTAGGAATAATCAGATGGGTGTTCTTTTATATCTATTTTATTATCTTCTTCAAAATCATTTACAATCGTCATTTAATCCATTCATTAATTTGTCTTTGTCAAAAATAACAATTTTACATTGATTCTTCATAATTATTATAATAAATTACAATTATGAAAATAAATTCAAGTTTCAAACTAAAATTTTTATTAAAACTTTAATTACTATATGCTAACCCACCCCGGATAGCTTTTTATCCTTTGATTTTCACCAAAAGCCGGACTATATCTTAAGAAAAACGCGATAACGTTTTCCCCAACTCCATTTAGTCTCTGAACCTTAAACCTTTTAATATAGGTTTCTTGGCTGCGGATTGTCCAATCCTTCACATTTTTACTATCGGGTTCGGCTATTAACCGAGATCCTTTTAAATGTTTCCAAATAAAAGTAGTAGTGAAGGCTCTAAGGAGGTTCCCGCAATTTGAAGTTGTTGCAAATTAAATTAACATACAGGTATAGTCAATTCATTTACTAGCCAGTTATATAGAAATTTTTCATTTCCTACTATTTTACACTGTTTTTCATAATAAGTAATAGTAGAACTTATTATGCAGCTGACTGTTTGGCACAGGTTAATGTAAATACATTCTTTAATGCCAGCCATGATTCTAAGAACGTTATAGTTTACAGCATAAACACGAAGTTTAGAAGTACTACCGACGTTGGTAGAAAGTTGGAGAGTAGCGTTATCAATACGAGACATATTGACCGTACCACTTGGTTGATGTTGCTCTGGGTTAATAGCAAAGGAGTATACATAGATACCAATGGCTGGGATACGGGTGTGATGTTGGTATGGTTGTACAAGGTTAAAGTAAGCACCTTCACGAACAGAGAATCGATCTTGTCCGTTTAATTGAAGCTTAGCATCAGTAACAGAGTGACCTCCATTATTAGAGTAATCGGCCATCTTGTTATCATCTCTTTGGATAACCCATACAAGTTCCTTACACGGATGGTTCAACGCAAGCTTGCTCTTAATCGCACCGGATCCAGCTGGAACAGATTCAGCTCCAGTGAATTGAAGTTGTTCAATGAGATATTCGTGTTGAACTTGAGCAAATTGACGACGTTCATCAGTATCAAGATAAATGTAATCAATGTAAAGAGATGCATCAAATCCATTCCCGACTGTAGGAGCTCCTCCTGTAGTATTATAAAGTGCAACAACATCAGAGAATGTAATGTTGAACTTGACTTCATGATATTGAAGTGCAATTAATGGAAGAGCAAGTCCAGGATTTCTACAAAACCAGAATTGTAATGGAATATAAAGGGTTGTAGCTGGAGTGGAAGTAGTATCACTTGCATCAGTGGTTAAAGCAATAGTGTTACCAATCATAGTATTGTATCCAGCTTCCTTTTCAGCACTTTGAGTTAATTCGTTCCAGATATTTAACCAATCGCCATAATGAGTATCGATGGTTTGTCCACCAATTTCAATATAAACGGTATCGATCAAGTTGTGTCCAACCATAGGATCCCACGAAATAGCTCCACCAGTAGTAGATAAACTTGGAAGGTTTACTTGAAGGTATACCTTGTGGATTAAATCACCATTTCTGGAAACGGTACAAGAAACTTTTCGTCCGAAATCAACAGTTCCTGTGAAAGTTTGTTCAATTGCTTCTAGAGCAAAGTTAGTATGTCTTCGATAGACAACTTTAAAAAAAGTAATTTGCTTTTGTACCCTACCTTTCGGTATATTTATATCTTGTATAAAACAAGAAGGGAATAGACTATATCTTAAGCGATTTTTTCGCCCACTACCGTTTAGTCGTTGAACTGGGGCCATAGGATTTTTCCCTTAGGCTTTGGCTGCGTACTCGTCCATTTCAAAAAATAATATTTATTATTTTCATCATATATTGCATTTTTACTATATCCCAGTGTATTCTGGGCCAGTAAACTTTTTCAAATTTACCTTAGTAGCAAATGAATTTACTATATTTTTATGATTATTTATTAAATCAATGTCTATTTTGTCATTTTTAATCAAATTTAATTCCTTTTCAATCTGACAATCTTTACATTTCATTAAAAATATCAAAATAAATAAAACTAAATTCATTTTTTAATATCTTTAGGATGTCGTCGCAATTTGATAGTGTCGCAAAAGAGTTTATATCTTGCTGTACTCTTTCACTAGCAGTTTTATTATTAATCATGATAAAAACACTTGATTTTGATTAATATAGGAATAATAACAGATTTTCCTATAACATATCCTAATAGTTATAGCTGACTACTTTTCTTCCCCATGTTATTAAGGATTACCTGTGAGGTATATATCTTGCTTTTATATGGTCTTTTCAAACCATATATTAGCCCTAATATCTCTATTAGGAATAGAGTACACCTTAAGAATTTTCAGATATGGCTAGTATCATCATAAAATCCCAACTTCCGTCTACTCGTTGAACCTTCATCTTATATCTACCTCTACCATCAAGGTAGCCTAAATTGAATGTAAATATTCTGTAGCCAATTGTAATTTAAAATTTACAAAATATTTTATTAATTCAATTTTATCAATATAAGATGCTTGGCTGCGGATTGTCTAATCTTTAACGTTTTTACTATGCCTCAGGTCATTACCCTTTGGTATTGTTAAGTATCACTACAAAACAAGTAGTAGTTAAAGTTCTAAAGAGGTTCCCGCAATTTGAAAGTTTCGCAAAGTACCTTACAGAGCTGAAATGCTCTATTTCGACAAGGTACTTTACTAGCAAGTTATATAATAAGAAATACTATTATTCCTTATTTGTATATTTATACTGTTTATCTAATATGGTATTTATACAAACCATACTAGCAGCTTACTATTCGAGCCCAGATATTTAAGCTCCATACGCTACTAATTGCATTAATCCACCACCCATTTATTTTTATACTATGCCATAAGAAAATAAATTTTTGTAATTAACTAATTAAATCGCGTAAAAAATACATTTCTTTAAATTAATTTAAAACTTTTACGTTAATTTAAATTTTAAACCATATTTTATTATAAAGCCACTGAAGTAAGCCGATACATCAACGTTAATAATGGTTCCATTTGAGTATTTTCTTTTACCATACCACCTGCAAGCAAATACTTGTAAAATGGCAAGAATATCCTCAGTGAATTCTTGTTCTGGTATCTAACTTAAGGTAAGGGGGTGCGGATTTTAAAAGTTCGTGTAAAATAAGCAGCGTGGTTTGGTCGAAATTCAAAACAGAGTTTTACACGAACTTTCAAAATCTGAACCGAAATTTATATTTGTATATGCAAGTCGTATCGATGGATTCTATTCAAGCCGTAAAAGATATTTACAACCGGATTTTTATATTCCTAGTAAAAAATTATTTGTAGAGATTAAGAGTAGAACATATAATTGTTGTGGAACTACTTCTGAAAAAATTGACCATGCTGCTCGTAAATATAGTACTAAGTTATCTCTTACAAAACGATTACAATGATTGTCTTGGTCTTGGTCTTGGTCTTGGTCTTTATCATTGTCTTGGTCTTGGTCTTGGTCTTTGTCATTGTCATTGTCATTGTCATTGTCATTGTCATTGTCTTGGTCATTGTCTAGGTCTAGGTCTAAATTTATATGTTCCCACGAATATACAATATATTTAATTTCATTTGATTTATAATTATTTTCCCTTATATAAATTATATCCTTTATTTCACTGTCTTCTTTAAAAGGATGTATATCTTCTATAAAATATCTATTCCTTACATTAATTTGTAACATACCTAATAATAATGTCTTTATATTTTTATTCAAAAATATCTTTTTATTAATCCTTTTATTAATCCTTTTATCAATTATTTCTTGAATTATAGTCATACTGTAAACTCTTTCCAATTCTTTTATATTATCAATGTTTGAAAAAGGTAACAAATTAAATATTAATTCATAAATACATATACCTAAACTCCATATATCTATACGTTTATCATAAAAATACAAATCAGATATCTTGTTTTTTTTATATGAATATGATGTAATATTTTCCATTTTTTTCATATTTAAAATAATTTCTGGAGCCATATAATAAGGAGTACCGGATAATTTAAAATACTTTTTTGATAAATTTGTTTGAACATTTTCTCTTTTTTCATTACGCAAATTCGATAAATCATAACAAGAAAACCCAAAATCGGATATTTTAAATCGTATACCATTTGGGGTATTATGTATTAAAATATTATGCAACTTTATATCTCTATGTATAATGTTTTTATCGTGGATATATTTTAATCCATTACTTGTTTGACGAATAAATTCTTGCATAAATTCATCTGAAAAACCACCAAAACAATTTCTTTCTTTTTTAGGCGATTTTTGTTTTAAATATTCGTAAACATCTCCTCCATTACAATATTCCATACGTAAATAATATATTCCGCGTTTTTTTGTATATCCGTAAAATTTTATAATATTTAAATGATCTAATTGTAATAATATTTCTATTTCACTTTCTATCATCTCTTCTAATCTATCATAATAATACTGACGTTCTTTGTCATTTTCAATTTCATTAGACTTTTCATCTTTATTTTTTTTGTATTTTTTTACAAGTTCGTTTATATTTATCTCTTTTATTATAAAATATTCATCGACTACATCAGATTCCTTTTCAAAACATAAAAAGACATTTGAAAAAGAACCTTTCCCAATTCTTCTTATTATTTTTACATTTTCCATATTAATTTATATTACTATATAATTTTTATTATAAAATTATTCGCTTTTTATTATTCGTCATTTTCGATTTCTCTTCTATTTACATTAATTTTTGTAAGATCTTTTGCGTTTTTTTTATTTAAAAACGAATCTATATTAGGATATTTGTTTATAATGTTTTTAAAAGCAATTTTTATAGAATTCTCATAATAATAAAATAATTCTTTTTTCAAATGAATATTTTTTAATAACTTAAAAATCATTTTTTCTGCTTTATGATGATTACCTACTCTTTGAAGATATAAAATACTACAATCTGGATAATAGGTACCGTAACGTTGCATTATATGATTTTCAACCTCGTTTTTGCTTTTTTTATTTCCAAATTTTGTCTTTCCAATTTTTACAATATTCTTATCATTATATTTTAAATTAGTTTTAATACAATAAATAAATCCATCATTATCAATTAATGTACCCAAAGACATTTTATAAAAAGAATTACTTTTTTACATTTTCATTTTTTTATTAATTTTTTTATTAATTAAATCTTTTTACAAATCTTTTCAAAATATATTTTTGCAGAATTATAACCACTTTCTATCAATAATCTTTTGTCATCAGATGACAAATTATAATTTATTAAACTAGTTATTTTATAAGCATCAATAGTTATAGTATGTGAAATATATTTATCTAAACGAGTAGATGTTTTTTCCTTTTCCAACATATAAAATTGTAATACGTTAGACATATAATCACTAAAACTTTCTATCTTGACATCATGTTCGCTTGTCATTTCTTTCATTGATACTAATTTGCATCCTAATACAGATGATAAATTATCTTTAAAAAAATGTATAGGGTAATTGGATATTAAACCACCATCTACGTGAATATCACCTTTATATTTTTCAGCAGAAAATACAAAAGGTACACTTATAGACATCCTTATTGCACGTATTACTTTTAAATTCGGTGTATTTTTATAATCAAAAATAGATAATGTATATTTATTTACATTACTTGCCAATATTTCTAAATGAACACCAGTTTTTTTATACAATTGTGAAAATGTAATACCAATTGGATATCCTTTTTTTATTATTAATCTTTCCAACCACTCGATAAGCTTTTTACCAGATTCTAAACCATACTTTTGTAAAAAATTTTTTATCTTCATATCGGATAACATTTCAAAATTTACATCTTCTATTTCAGTATTTAATTCATCGTAATTATAATTTAACGAATAAAACAAACCCATAAAACACCCAACTGATACACAAGTTATTCTTTTTATATCTATTTTTGGATATATACATTTATTTTCGTCGAAATCTTCATTTAATTCCTCATTTTTGCGTTTTTCTTTTAATTCATCCAGATATTTTATTATACCAACATAAGCTACACCCCTTGACCCCCCACCACTACAAACTAATGTGTCTATTTTACTTTTAAAACTTCTTTCCATATTACTTTAATATAATAATTTTAATAAAATAATTTAACCAAAAAGTTTAAAGTATTTTAGCTTTGTTTTAAAGTAATTCAAAAAATGTGTTATCTAAAATATCTTTTACTACAAATTTTTTTTCTGTAAAATTATTATCATTTTTATACAAAATAAATTCGGAATCTAGATTAATATTCAAATAAGAAAAAAATAGATCTAACTTGATATTACTTTTATCAAAATAATACATAAAACTTCTAAAATCACTTGTTATATCATGTTCTATAACTAAACCACCTAGATTAATATCTCTAGTACCTTTTATATCTCTAGTACCTTTTATATCTCTAATATCTTTTATATCTCTAATATCTTTTATATCTCTAGTACTTTTTATACTACAATATACAATCAAGTTTCTTTTTTCAAATATCGTCTCAAAATTTTCTTTAAAATTTTCAATATCATCTTTTACATTATTATTTGTATCTGATATAAAAACAATATTTTGTTCTTTGCCATTTTCTACAACACAATGTTCTTCTAAATAAAAATATCTATCCTCATAATTTTTAAATAATATTTCCATTTTTTTATAAAATCCATCTTTTTTTCTTGTTTTCATCGTAAAAAATAAGTTAATGTTTAATAATAAGTTTAAAACCACACGTCTTACAGATATCATAATGTACCTTACTATACTCACAATACATCTTACAGATATCACAATGTACCTTAATAGATGCTTTATAGATGCTGCACAGATTATTATATTAAAATACATTATATTACTCACAATGTACATTATATTACTCACAATGTACATTATATTACTCGCAATGCACCTTAATAGATGCTTTATAGATGCTGTACAGAGTATGATAATGCACCTTACAGATGCTATACAGAGTATGATAGTGTACCTGTATCTGTAAATTGTGTAAAAAATACAAAAAGAAATACAACTAATAAGTAAATACATTTTTTATTTAAAAGTAAATTTACTTATTAATTATATTTACTTTTAAATGAATTTTTTTTCTATTTTACAAAAAAATGAAAATGAAAATGAAAATGAAAATGAAAATGAAAATGAAAATGAAAATGAAAATGAAAATGAAAATGAAAATGCATTAAAACCAAAAGATACAATAGACAAAAAAGACAATAATATTGTGCATACAAATTCTTATAAAAATATAAGAAGGGGGAATTATGTAAAAATCATAGGTGTTAAAAATAGTATTTTAAATATTTATAAAGGATATAATGGGGAAGTAAGAGATTATAAAAAAGATCAAGACTTTGCTATTATTTTTTTACATTTTAATTATAGTCGTATTAAATTTCCAATAGATCATTTTATTATAATTGATTAAAATGGTTATTGTATAAGTAATTGATCTAGATGTATTTATCATTCTTATATTTTTTCTGGTAAAACACATGACAATGCTTTTGGGGAACATATAGCTCTTGTTTTTTCATATTTATCAAGTACTTCTTTAAAAGGTGGGGTGGGGGTTGTGATGAATGTAATTTTTTTGAATTCTTTTATTTTATCATAATATTCATTTTCAGAAAATATTTTATCACGATGCATTTTTTTTAGTTTTATCTTTTCATCTTTATAACATTGATTTTCTTGGTATATTAATTTTTTATTTACTTTATCTTTAATTAGGTACATCCAATACATTAATTCAATACGACCAACTAAATATGGTTCAATAGGTAATTCTTTGATAAAACCGTTCAACGAATTTCTACAAAAAATACAAGGTAAAATCATTTGTAATCCGGATAAAAATTCTTTAAATGCAATTTTTATTTTTTTATCATCTTTAGTTTTTATTTTAACAGGATATCTTCCAATAATGCTGGTGAATAAAAAGTCCCAACAATTGGGTCCCCACTTTGAAGTTGCCATACCCTGAAGAGAATGATATATAGAATAATCTATATCTTTTGGTAATAGATTATTGTTAGTCTGGAGGGTTTCCCTTTTCATATCACTATTATTATATATACAATAAAATAAATATATAATAAATATTGTGGGATTTTGTTCAAACTTATATATTAAAGAATTTCTACCCCGCGTCTAAGAGATGCAGGGCTTTGTTCATAACTACTTTGGTTCCAAGGTCCAACTTGTTCCTTTGGAATAGGTGGAAGGACTCTTATATCTAGGTATGGAATTTTATTACTTTGAGAAATTGTGTTAATACCTGCATGATACCCACTTACTAGAAAGTTTTGTTCTTTTAACAAATTAGAAACAGGATTTTGTTTTGCAAATTCATTAGCATCATTGTATTTTGGTAAAAGATCTTCTGCAGTAAGCTTTGCAGATCCAGCTACAACATTATCAATTTGTCGTTTCTGCTCAACTGCAATAGGTTCATTTGCTGGTGAAAATGCCATTTGATTAGGTTCATTTGCTGGTGTTGCGAGTCCGGTAGCTTGTACAAGTGGTTGGAAGGGTTTTTCAGGTAGGATATTTTGTACAGATCGTTGGATTGGTTCAACGCCAACGTCAACGTTATCTAACCTTTCCCTATTTTGTCCCATATATTGAATTAAAAAATATACTGCTACTATAACTAATAAAATTATAATCGTATTACATGTATTTTCATCTTTCATAATATTATCCATTATTCTTTTTATTATAGTATAACAAAATAAATTTTTTTATTTTAAATAAAAAAAATACTCATAAAAACTATCTAAAATTTGTGGTACAATTGTATTTTAATTTAAAATTTAAAAGTCAAGTAACAGAAGGTAAAGGGAGATATGAAACAAATCGTATTAGATAATGGTTGTCATTCTGATTTTGAAAATAATACAGATGAAGATAAAAAATTAGATATAGATGACTTTTATTTTAACTATTCAAATGATATTTTAGATATTTATGAAAAAATAAAGGAAGGGCTTTCATATTCACCATTCTTTATTTCTAATTTAAAATTTACATTGTTAACAGACTTTATACTTTTAATTTCATTACATGGGTCTAACAAAAATTCTACACAAGTTAATCAATTTTGCTTAGATACATTTGACAATTATTACGGTGTAGAAATTGAATATTCGTATAATATAATATGCATGTTTTTAAAAAAATTTAAAAGAAATTTATATCGTAATACATGGGTAGAATTTTGCTTTAAACATACTGATTTACACGAATTGAAAAATAAATAGTTTCATTTCAATTCATTTCCATTTTTATGTTTTAATTGTTTTTTAGGGATACCAGTTATACTATTTATAGCCATCAATGCACAATCCGAAAGGTCATCGGCCTTCTTGTGTGCTAAAAATACAGGTAACCATTTTTCTTTTTGTTCTTTTGAAAATTTATTTTCTAAAAACCATTTTGTATATTGAATTGATAACCATTTTCTTTGAGCATATTTTCCTTTTAATGCACATTTGATTTCCGGACCAGTATAAGCCTTTAATTTTTGTGATGCCCTTACAAATCTTATAGTAACATCTGTATCTTTATATAATTCGACGAGTTTTCCGTAAAGTACATGACTTGTAAATAACATTTTGGCATTACATTTAGGTTGCAATTCAATAAGAATCGTATTTAATTCTTTAAAAATAGGATTTTCATCATAAATTTCTTGTACGCGTTTTATAAATGTTTTTGCTATATCTTGTAATAAATATGCATCGATATTTTTCTTTTTAAAATCATTAACTTTCGTCGCCTTTATATTTTTTGGAAAATGTGTTTTACAACAAAATACAATTTCGTTCGCTAAATTGTATTTCATATTACATTTTCTATTACATAATTTACCATTTTTAAATGTATCTTGACAATGATGATCGTCGCTATCTAAAATATTATAAACATCCCATAACAAAATTGTGTAGTCACTATTCATGATGTTCATTGCCAAGTTACGTAGACCAACATCTATACACAATGTTATCCTTTTTTTCCCGTCTAAATCAAGTACCATTTTCTTTTATAATTATCCTTTATATTTCTAAACATTTTTTTAAAAAAAATTAAACTACAAAATCACTAACGTTGATGTATCGGAAGCCTTTTCAATTCGTCTAGATTATAAAATTAAAAAAAATCTATATATCAATATGCTTCTTAACGAATTTGAAAAACTGGCGCTTCGTAAATTTAAAATTAAAAGTATTTTACCAGATGCTACCATACTTATCCTCGGGAAAAGGAGGAGCGGCAAATGTAAAATTTATGGTACCAAAGTTCTAATGTATGATGGTACAATTAAAAATGTGGAGGATATAAAAGTTGGCGATCAAGTTATGGGGGATGACAGTACACCTAGAAATGTACTAGAAACACATTCTGGAACTGATACAATGTATAAAGTAGAAAATAGAAAGGGTGAAAGTTATACTGTAAATAGTCATCATATTTTAAGTTTAAAATGGACTGCTAAAAAATTTATATTTGAAAGAAAAGAAAGAATGTCTTTTCAAGTAAAATATTTTGACAAAAATAAGATTAAAGTAATACATAAAGATTTTTCTTATAAAAATAAAGATAAAGATAAAGATAAAGTATACGACGAAGCAAAAAGATATTATGATAATATAATAGATAATTTATATGTAGATATTCCTATAAAAGAATACTTGGGACTCTCTAAAAAATACAGAGAAAATTTATTAGGATACCAAGTCTCTGCATTAACTTTTCCTAAACAAAATGTAGAGTTACCAATAGATCCTTATATGATTGGATATTGGTTAGGAGATGGTACATCAAATAATTCTAATATAACAACACAAGATTCTACAGTATTACATTATTTTGCAAATAATTTAGAACAATACAACTTGTATTTAGATTATAAGGAAAAATACACTTACAAAGTTTCAAGTGGTTATGGACAAAATGGTAATGTTTTTTTGAAAACGTTGCGTGATTTGGATATGTTGAATAATAAACATATTCCACATATTTATAAATGTAATACTAGAGAAGCTAGATTAAAATTACTTGCCGGATTTATTGATGCAGATGGACATTTAGGTAAAAGAAATGATTTTGAAGTAACACAATGCGAAAAACATGAAAAATTATTTGATGATATTATTTATTTGGCTCGTAGTTTAGGATTTACTGCTTATAAACATGATAAACATGATAAACATGATAAATATGATAAATATGATAAAAAGACTTCTTGGACACATAACGGTGTTAAAAAATTTGGAAAAGCATTCAGAATACATATAAACGGAGAAGGTATAGAAGAAATACCTACTTTAATTCCTAGAAAAAGGGCACAAAAGAGAAATGATCGTGCAAATGCATTAGTCAGTCAAATTAAAATTACTCAATTATCTGAAGACCGTTATTTTGGCATTGAATTAGATGGAAATAATAGATATGTATTAGGAAATTTTATTGTTACACATAACAGTTTCCTTGCAAGAGACATCTTTTCTAATCATCGTGATATACCATCTGGTATAGTGTTTTCAGGCACAGAAGAAGCATCTCCATTTTTTGGAGATTTTGTACCTGATTGTTTTATACATTCCGAATATGATCCGGAACTAATAGATAGTATTATGAATCGTCAAAAGCGTAAAATAAGAGAAGCTAAAAACCAAGGCCTTTCCGAAACAGGAAAACATCAAAGTAATAATTTATTTATTGTTTTAGATGATATGTTGCACGATGCTTCTAGTTGGAAAAAAGATAAAACTATTAAAAGTATTTTCTTTAACGGAAGACATTTCAATTTCCTTTTTATCTTAACCATGCAATATGCCCAAGGTATCCCACCTGAATTAAGAAGTAATATCGATTATGTATTTATCTTTAACGAACCTTCTGTAGCTAATAGAAAAAGAATCTATGATTCATATGGTGGAATGGTTGCTTCGTTTGATTATTTCTGTAATATCTTGGACGCATGTACACAAGACCATGAATGTCTTGTTATTAAAACATCAGGAAATACTTCTGATTTACGAGATCAAGTTTTTTGGTATAAAGCATCAGCACATAATGATTTTCGTGTAGGTCATCCTAAATTTTGGAAATATCATAATACTAATTATAACGAACGTTATGAAGAAGATGATGATAAAAATCAACAACAATTGGATAAATTAAAAAAGAAATTTGCAAAAACGAGAAAGTTAAAAGTTATTGTTTCTAGAGAAGGCGAAATTGTTGGTTATAAACAAGAAGATGAATAAAGCTTTGTACATATTAGAGTAAGTTTTATAGATATTTTAATATTTAATCTTTTTTCTTTAATGTTATTTTACCTTTTTTATATAAATATAACAAATGTTGTTTTAATATTTCTTCTTTTTCTTTTTTATGTTCTATTTTTTCTTCTATTTCCCTTTTCTTTTTTAATTCTTTTTTTTTGATATCACTCAAAGGATAAATGTGATTGTATTCTTTATCAGGAATATATATAACATTATCTTCTAATTGAACACTCCATGTTAAATTTAATTTTGGATTTACCAACATTATATAATCCGGATATTCAACTTTCATTAATAAACCACCAATTCTAAATTTTTTATTTTTTAAATTTAAATAACGTATCCATGTCTTGAATGGTTTTACTTTTTTTAATATTTTCTTCTCTTTTATTGTTTTTAAAGCGACGTAATTATCTAAATAATTTACAATATCATATCCAGTCATATGATCCTGTTTACTACCATATTTTGATTTTTTATATCCAGTATCAACAATACTAACAAATCTATTATCATCCCCAGTAAAGTCTGTTGGATCTGTTGGATCTGTTGGATCTGTTGGATCTGTTGGATCTGTTGGATCTGTTGGATAAGAACTATCCTCACTAGATTCTGTACCTTTTTTTTCTATTATGATTTTTTTTGATTTTTTTTGATTCATAATACTCGTTAATTTATATTACTCTATATATTACTTATATTATTAATCATTCTTTTTTATTTTTTTTATTGGTTATTTATACGTTTACAAGATGTTTCGATATTTATACGATTTAGCTATGAATTTATACAATGACGCAGATGAAATCATACCTAATTTATGGTTAGGTAATCATAGATCGGCATTAGATATTTCATTTTTACAAAAAAATAATATTAATTTAATTATTAATTGTACACAAAACAAATCATTTATAAACAACAAAATTGCAGGTCTAGAAACATATAGAATTCCTGTTAATGATAGTTTATTGGAACAAGACTTTATAGTAATGCAAAAATATTTTCAAATTTTCATTCCTTTACTTTTAAGAAAATATACAATAGAAAAAAAACATATACTTGTACATTGTCATATGGGAAAACAAAGAAGTGCTATAGTAGTAGCAGCTTTATTAAAAGTACTTTTAGATTACAAATATCCTTATAGATATCCTTATAGATATCCTTATAGATATCCTTATAGATCAACTGACAAAAAAAAACAATTTGATTATATATGTAATTATATAGTCCTTAAACGCCCACAAGCATTTACTTTTGGATATAGAGTAAATTTTAAACAAACATTTTATAGATATTTTAATATTTATTAATTTTTATGTAATTTTTATGTAATTTTTATGTAATTTTTATGTAATTTTTTTATATTAGTTACTATATATACAAATGGAATTTCCACCAGAAATAATTGCAGGTATAGTTTTAGTAATAGCTATTCTCATATTAATAGTTTTTATATATTTAAAGTATTTTGGTAAGGAAGAGAAAAAGCTGTCTGGAAATGAAAATGATGTTGCAGATTTTGGTTGTGCAGTTGAATCAGGTAATATTATTTACGGAGCACAAGGAAAAACTGTCAATTATGATATACCTAAAGGTTCTAGGAAAATACGAGTAGATAATAGCTTGAAAGGTGATCCTATTGGTGGAGTATTTAAACAATGGAATGCAAAATATAAATGCGAGTAAAAATGGCAAGTTTATTAAACAAACATTTTAATTTTCTTTTGTAATTTTTTTTATATGTCAGTTACTATATATAAAATGGATCTAACTACGGAAATAATTTCAAGTATAATTTTAGTAATATCTATTCTCATATCAATAGTTTATATATATTTTATGTATTTTAGTGAGGAAGTAAAAGAGCTGTCCGGAAATGAAAATGATGTTGCAGATTTTGGTTGTGCAGTTGAATCAGGTAATATTATTTATGGAGCATCAGGAAAAACTGTCAATTATGATATACCTAAAGGTTCTATGAAAATACAAGTAAATAATAGCTTGAAAGGTGATCCTATTGGTGGAGTAGCTAAGACATGGAAAGCAAAATATCAATGCGAGTAAAAATGACAAGTTTATTAAACAAACAAATTAACTTCTAAAATGTTTTTATTTTATTCTATTCTATTATAACACAATGGATTTATGCAAATATTCAAATTTATTTGGAGCACCAAATACAGGATTGCACAAATATAGATTTTTTGATATTGCGATAGTGGATGTTGTAGCAACCGTTTTTTTAGGGATTTTTATAAAGGTGTATTTTTTTAAAAAAACAAATATTTTAAAAATAATGCCTTTTATTTTCTTGTTAGGTATTATATCACATAGAGTTTTTTGTGTAAAAACAACAATCGATAATTTATTATTTTAATCATTTAATCATTTTTCATTTAATCATTTTTCATTTTTATTTTATTTTATTATAATAAAAATGACAAGTTTATCGGAAAATATATCTGGAGTATCGGAAAATATACATAAATTATCGAAAAATATACATGAATTCTCGGAAAAAACATATACTGAATTATCGGAAAAAATATCTGTAGTATCGGAAAAAGCACATAAATTATCGAAAAAAATAGATAAGAAATATCCTGGAACATCGGTGAAAATATATCCTGGATTATCAAACTTGGCAAATTACGATTTTATAAAAGAAAATCCTATATATTTGATATATCACGTTGTTACAATATCAATTGCTCTTTTTATTTTTATAAAAATATACACTATTATTAGTGGTGTAAAATATTTTTTCTTTGATGGTATCCCATTATTTTATCAAGATTTAATTAGCGAAATATGTAACAGCAATATAAAATATTCACTACCATTTTTAATACCTATTTATAATCCTCTATTTTTATTATTTTATCTAATACCCTTATTTAATTTATTTAGTTATTTACCTGTTAGTTTTGTAAATAGTGACGATAAAGAAACTCGTAATGTAACTTTTCAGAGAGCATATGGAACTTATTATTTATCTTCTGTTTTATTTTTATATACAATCGTCTTTAATTCTTGTGGAGTAACTGACGCAACTGTAGTGGAATAATATTAAGCTCAAATACTTGGATAAAATACCCATTTAGTTGTTTTATCAATTTCCGACATGTGTCCAACTATTTTTTTGAAAATATCGTCTTGTTGACGTAATTTATCGTTACTTTTTAATAATGGAAAATATTTTGCAAATTCGTGAAGATTTAATATTTGAAAAAATTTACAAAGTGTATAACTATAACTCAAGAAATTCTTACGAGATGGTGGTTTGAATTTATCATATGGATCTTGAATTTGCTGAAACATCTTTTTTATCTTTTCCTCAATTTCTTGCGTTAATGTAAATGTTGGTCTACCATTTAATCTATTGATAATACCAATTACATTATCGTAATAATCATTTAAATTCAACTTTTTAAGATATCTTTTTACCTTTTCTTCAGTTAAAGCATTTAAATCATTTATTCTTTCCTTTTTAGCTTCCAATATTACTTTGTCTAAAACATCTTGTGGAATCGCTCTAGACTCTTTATTTTGAAACCGTCTTAACCAATCTTCGAGATGTGATCGTTTATCGTATGTAAATTGTGGTCTATAATCATAATCTTGTTTTTCTTTATAAGACAATTCATTTGCTTGTTCAACCGTAGTTTTGCAAATACCGCAATTTGGACATACTAAAAAACTATTTGCAACTCCAAATGTTACATTACAATCTCTGCATATCAACGATTCTCTTTTAATAGTCATTTTTTGCATTTTGTTTTCTGGATCAAATTTCATATAATATTCTTCTACTAAATCTACTTTTTTTGCATTTATCTCATTTAATTCTATACTAATTTCTTCACTTAATTCGTTTAAATTTAACAATTCGCCCTCACGATTTTCTAATTCCATATACTTTTCTATTATTTGTGCTGATTCTAATAAATAATCACAAAAATTTAGATTATTATCCAATTTACTCTTTTCATTTTCTAAATTACGTAATGTTTTTTTATTTTTATCCTCATTATTACCATTTTTTAAATCGTTTTCTACATTTTTAATATCCAATATTATCTTTTGCAATTTTTTATCATTTGTACATAATTCTTCTAGACGTTGATCATGTTTATGTAAAATAGCATGTTGACTTTTTGATTTCTTTGTTTTTTGAAAATTTTTAGAAAAAGTTGGTTCACCTACAGTATCCCTTTTCTTTCTCATATATATATATATATATGTATAATTATGTTTAAATTATTTAGAGCACTGCGGTTTTTTAATGACACTATTAAAATAAAGTCTCCAACATATATATTGATCTTTATTTAGAGCACTGCTGTTTTTTAATGACACTATTAAAATAAAGTCTCCAACATATATATTGATCTTTATTTAGAGCACTGCTGTTTTTTAATGACACTATTAAAATAAAGTCTCCAACATATATATTGATCTTTATTTAGAG